CTATTTCCAGACGATCCTCACATCATCATCGCCGTGAACCTCTATGCTCTCCACATATTCATCCAACAGTTCCTTTGTCAGCTTCTTCACCGCAAAACTCTTATGTGCCTTCGTCCGGTTCAGTTCCTTAAGTCTGCTCTCCGCTTCAGCAAGCTGCACTGTCAGTTCTTCATGCCTTTGACGGAGCCTTTCCGCCTCATCGCCCGAAGAATCATAGCTTTTCTTCTTACCAAGCGCATAAGCCTCAAATTCAGCCATCCTCTTATCCTTTGCCCTTGCTATGTCTTTCTCAGCCGCCCTGCGTTTCTTTTTCAGAGCATCCACTTCAGCTGCTGCCGAATCCTTTTCTTCCTGCAGAAACTTATCGGACTCTCCCAGTTCCATGATATGCTGCTGTAACTGGAAAAGCACAATCTCTTCAAGATAACAATCCAGTATCCTCTTCACGCATCCGTCCAGATGGTAGATATTCAGCCCTGAACACCAATAATATGCCTGTCCCATCGTACCCCTGTTATGTCTCAGATTATGCCCGCAGCATCCGCAGGCAACCCTTCCAAGCAGCACATGACCATCCGTTATCCTAAACTTCCTGCCGGTCTTCTCGTATCTGGACTGAACCTTTTCAAAGGTCTTCCTGTCTATGATCGGCTCATGATGGTCTCTTGCAACGATCCACCTGTCCGGATCCGTAACACGCTTGTCATCCCGTATCTTCACGCATTCATAAACGCCCTGTACCAGGTCTCCGGTGTACGCCCTGTTCTTAAGTATCCTGTGTATCGCTGAATGCTGCCATACGAAAACGCCGCCCTTCGGAGAAGCCTTCCGGATGCCCTTCTCATGCCATATCTGCGATGGAGTCTTTACACCTTCAGCATTGAACGCGCTTGCTATCTCCACGGCAGACTTCCCGTCCGCATACATCCTGAATATCCTTTTCACGATGACAGCCTCATCCTCAGCAATGATGAACTTATGCCTGTTTTCCGGATCCTTGGCGTATCCGAACGGCGGCGTGGAGCATACCGCCTTACCCTGCTCCTTCACCGCTCTCAGCGATGCCTTCACCTTCATGGACAGATCCTTGCTGTACAGGTCATACAGGAGATTCTTGAAATTCACATCAATATCCGCCACATTCCCAACATACTGATCACTGTCATATTTGTCGTTGACGGAGATGAACCGCACTCCCATGAACGGAAATATCTGTTCCAGATATGACCCCAGTTCGATATAGTCCCTGGCAAACCGTGAAAAGTCCTTCACGATGATGCAGTTTATCTCCCCGTCCTTCACTCCTTCCAGCAATTCCTGTACTCCCGGCCTGTCAAAATTCGTGCCGGTGTATCCATCATCCGAATATTCCAGAACATTATCATGCGGAAAATGCTCCCGGACATAGTCCCGGAGCAAAAGCCGCTGCATTGCTATACTGTTGCTTTCCTCATGGCTGAACTCATCCTCTTTGGAAAGCCTCATGTAGATCGCTATTTTCATGATCAGTCACCGCCTTTCAGAGCATCTATATCTTTGCCGGAATACAGAAAATGGATCTTGACCTTCTTGCCGGGGAACACCTCGATCTTATCGATCAGTGCATGGAGCACTTCCGCTGTCAGAGGCGTTCCCTTCCTGCATTTCATAAGAGTCCGCAGATAATGGTTCCGTTTCTCCGTTTTACCATCTATCTCAGCAAGCTTTCTGTCCAGAACCTTCTGCCTGTCCTGAAGTCTGCGGATCTCCTTCTTCCGCACATCCGCTCTTTCGGTCAGTTCCCCTTCTGTTATCTCACCCATGCGGAACAGGATATAATCCTCACTGCCGTCCTTCTTAAGAGTCTCGATCTTCTGAGCCGCCTCAGCAGATTCCCTTTCAAGCTTCTTCTTTTCATCCTCAGCCTGTTTCCGGCTTGCAGACACAAGGTCTTTCTGCTTCAGTTCCGATAATAAGAACTCTTTTTCAAGCGCCTCTTCCACCAGGCGCTTCAGAACGATCAGTGATATCCCCGTATTATCGCACTTCCTGTCATCAATAGTTTCTCTGTTCACACACAGATACTGGTAGTTCCTCACCTTGCCGGCACTGCTGTTATTGAAACCGCATACCCTTGTATATTTGCATCCGCACAATCCACAATAGATCAGATTCTCGAATATATCAGTTTCCATAGGTATCGTCTTTGAGATGCCGGAAGAGAATTTCTGCGATCTTGCCTCAAACCGCCTTGTCACCTCGCGGAAAACATCCTCTGAGATGATCGGTTCATGGTTGTTTTCCCTGACTTTCAACTCGCCGGTCAGAACCTTCGTACTGGTCCTTCCACTGACACGCTCTCCGTCCTTCTGCTCGCATATCAGCCACCCGATATATGCACAGTTGTTCAGCACCTGATTCAGAGTAGCCTTATGCCAGTTGTGAAGGATCTCTCCCTCTTCCTGATGCACATGGCCGTATTTCCTGTAATCGCTCGGTCTATGTATCTTCTCTGTGTACAGCCAGCTGATGATCTCTTCATAGGTATCGCCCCTCAGGAACCTGTCAAATAGCTCACGCACGATCACAGCAGCTTCTTCATTCACGATCAGCATCCTGCGGTTGCCTTCTTTAACGACATCATACCCATATACCGGATGGCATCCCGAAAAGCTCCCGCGCTCAAACTGCTTGACCCTCGAACTTCTTACCTTCACTGATATATCCTTTGCGTACAATTCGTTCACAAGGTTCTTCAGCTGTACTGCAAGCGTGTCCGGATCTCCGTCCATGTTGTCGAAATTATCATTCACGGCAATGAACCTCACGCCCAGGAACGGAAATATCTTTCCCAGATAATTTCCCATTTCCAGATGGTTCCTGCCGAATCTCGAAAGGTCTTTTACCACGATGCAGTCCACTTTCCGCATCCGCACATCCGCCATCAGCCTCTCGAAGTCATCCCTCTGGAAGTTGGTGCCGGTCTTTCCCAGATCGCTGTAACAGTCGAATATCTCCATATCCTCATGCGACCGGACAAATTCACGGCACATTTCAAGCTGGTTGTCTATGGACTCATTCTTCCTGTCCGTACCGTCAACGGACAGTCTGGCGTAAATGCCGACAGAATATATCTTATCCTTCTTCACAGGCACCGGTGCCTGTCTCTTCTTTGATGTCCTTGCCATTTATACCACCGCCCCTTCAGTCTCACTATGCTTAAGGAAATCACAGAGCATAGCGATCTTGATGAACTGGTTCTGATTCCTGAGGACCACCTGGACTCTCTTATCTTCATACACGAAGATCTTCTCCACCAGATGCACAAGCGTTGTGCGGTTCAGTTCATCCACATCAAGCACATCCTTGTACTCTTCCAGCTTCATCCCGGCTTCAAGTCCATTTTTGAAAAGGTTCTTAAGACTCTCCATCTGCTTTTCCAGATCAGACTCTATCGCACCATGTTTCTCTTCATATATCGCTGAAAAGGTCTTGAAATCCTCTTCAGAAATGATGCCCTTCTTGTAATCCTCATACAGAGCGGCACGGAGTTTCCTGTACTTATCCTGCTCCGCCTTCAGGTCAACGATCTCTTTGTCAAAAGCAACGATATCGTCATAACGCATATCAAGGTTCTTCACCCCGGCAACGACCGCCACCTGGTCAAGTATGATCCCGATGCGGCTCTTGATGCCGTACAGCACCAGCCTGTCCAGATCTTCCTCCGGTATGCTGTGCCTGCTGCATTTCTTATTCTTGTTATAGTTTGAGCAGATATAATAGACCCTCGTACTGCTCCCGTGCCTTACTATGCGTCTTGTCATCTGCTCACCGCAGTCACCGCAGAACAGAAGACCTGAATACAGGTGGGATGTATTCTTCCCGCTTGCGGATCTGCAGTCCGTCCGAAGGAGCTGCTGCACCACCCCGAACAGGTCTTTTGATACTATCGCTTCATGAGCATCCGGTATCCGCACCCATTCTTCCGCAGGCTTTGTCACAGACTTCTTCACCTTATAATTCACGCGCTCGGATTTCCCCTGTACCAGCGTGCCTGTATAGGTCTCATCCATAAGGATCCGTCTCACGGCCTGTGCTGACCATTTTCCGCGCTTCCTTGTATGGAACCCGGTCTTGAACTTCTCACCGTTTGATTTCTTATATTCCAACGGCGAAAGCACGCCCATATCATTCAGCCTCTCTGCGATAGCCTTGAAGCTGTATCCGTCCACCTTCCACTCGAAGATGCTCTCCACGATACCAGCGGCGTATTTATCGATGATCAGATGGTTCTTATCATCCGGATCCTTCATATACCCGTACATGGCAAACGCGCCGATATACTGGCCGCTCTCACGCTTCATCTTCTGCTGGCTCTTCACCTTCACGGAGATATCCCGGCAGTATGCATCATTGATGAAGTTCTTCACCGGCAGCACAAGCGATTCCTCATTGAAATCCGCTGTCAGGGAATCGTAATTGTCGCCTATCGCAATGAACCTTACCTCATGCTCCGGGAAAGTCTTCTGTATCAGCCTGCCGGAACCGATATAGTCCCTTCCCAGTCTTGAAAGATCCTTTACGATAACGCAGTCGATCAGACCTGCCTCGATGTCTCCCATCATCCTCTTAAAAGCAGGTCTGTCAAAATTCGCACCGGACCATCCGTCATCAACATAGAAATCGAAGATATCCATGTTGTCCTGTTTCCGTATGAAACTCCGGATGATATCCCTCTGCGATGTTATGCTGTTGCTCTCTGCCTTTCCGGCTTCTCCATCATCCTTGGAAAGCCTGAGGTATACTGCAACGTTGTAAAAATCTTTAGCCTTCATTTCATCAGCCTCCTATCCGTATTAGCCAGGTATCCGTCCTACGGGATATGACCGCAACTCAGAGCGGCTGATCTAGTCCTTCCACAAAGATACCTTGTAATGATCCGAAAAAACATATACCAAAATCTCAGAGTGGGATCCTTGTCATCCTCTTCGCAAGCTGGATCATCCTATCCTCCAGCGTATCCTCTGAATTCTTTGAGTAAGTGACCTGCAGGATATAATCTCCCACATTCTCAGCGTATGGATTCTTCGTCTTTTCCAAAAACTCCATCATCCGCTGCTTTGCCGGTTTCTGCCTGTCGATCACTATGTCTTCCGCATTATCCAGATCCTCACGCCTCAGATCACGGATATCGGTATCTTCCATTCTTTTCAGTTCTTCTACTGTTATGACCATATCACCGCCCGTCCTTTCTGAGAGAACTTCCCCTCATGTCACAGGCAACAAAAATGGTCTGATTTTTACCCTCCACATAAAAAAACACCGGAGCATCAGATTATTCCGATGCTCCGGTAATCGTATTATAGTTTTACTTTATGTAGCAGAATGGTTAAACTATTGTGAATTTCCGCGTCTTTGCACTTTTATTGATCAATTCCGCTCAATGGTATATGAGTCAGTTCTTAAAAGTTTGCCTTCATCATCATAGTATTTAATTTTGATTAGATCATCTGGTGCAATATATTGTAATACACCATTAATACAATTATGATCCACTAATCCTTGAGTATCATATTGTAATACATAATTTGCATCATAATTTGCACAAATTTCTTCATAAGTACAACCTGTATTGTTCATAGTCTCAGCAATAATTTGATCATATGCATCTGGACCTGCAAAATATTTAAGTAGTGCAAGGGATACGTTTTGTGTATCATCAAGACAACTTCTTAATAAAGTTCCTGCCAAAACACCATCATTCGGTATTCTTGTATAAATCCTCATGTCAGGATATGCACTAGGATTATTAGTTATAACACTTGTTAATTGCGGATCGGAGCCAAAATATTTAAAGCTAGGATCAATAATCGTAAATGGCTTATCCATATATGCATCATAATTAATTTGATATACATTATTAGAATCTATTTGCATGCCATACGCTGCTATAGCAGTTGTTAAATTTTTAGAAATTCCGTCAGATTCTGCACCTATTGAATATTCATCAAAATTACGTATATTAGCAGTTTGTGCAATAATTTCTGCATCTGAATTATCTGGACAATCTATATGCATTACATAACTATTGTCTCCTGTTTTCTTAATTGTAGCGTCAGGATATTTGTCTTCTTCCGGCTCTTCAACTACAGGAGCAGTTTCATCTTCTGCTTCCGGAATAATCTCATCTTGTCCATATTCTTCCATATCTGTCTTTTCTTGAACAGTAGTCACAGTTGGTTGCTCGTCAACAGCCGCCTGAGCTGTTTCACCGCATCCAGATAATAAGACCGCTGACAACGCAAGTACCAACATCTTCGTCAGAATCGCTGATTTATTATACATAGCTGGTCTCCTTATTCCAGTGATCATATCCGCACTATATGATATGTGTCAGTTCTCGCCAACTTACCGTTATCATCATAGTATTTGATGACTATAGGATCGTCTGACGCGATATACTGCAAGATGCCATTGATAAAACTATCATCAACTAATCCCTCTATATCATATTGCAATACATATCTCGCATCATAGTTTGCACAAATTTCTTCACGAGTTAAGCCTGTAGCTGTTGCACAAGCATCTATTACTTGATCAAACGCATCTGGACCAGCAAAATATTTAAGTAGCGCAAGAGAAACATTTTGAGTATCATCAAGACAACTTCTTAATAAAGTTTGGGCAAGTATATCATCATTCGGTATTATAGTGTATGTTCTCATACCAGAATATTGATTAGGATTATTAGTTATGACACTTGTAGAATGTACGTCAGCACCTGCAAATGCAGATCTTGGATCAATATATTCGTATGGTTTATCCATATATGCATCATAATTAATTTGATATACATTATTAGAATCTATTTGCATGCCATACGCTGCTATAGCAGTTGTTAAATTTTCAGAAATGCCTAAAGATTCTGCGCCTATTGAATATTCATCAAAATTACGTATATTTGCGGTTTCACCAATTATTTCAGCTTCAGAATTATCAGGACAGTCTGCATAGATAATATACTCATTCTCCCCGGTCTGAATCATTGTGGCATCAGCAAACCTATCGTCAATCTGTTCTTCAACAGGCTCTTCGTCAGAATCTTCTAAGACAGGTTCACTGATCTCCGGATCCTCTACTGCCGAATCAGTTTCTACCGTCGTTGAGGGCATAGGCTCAACACTTACATTACCTGCCGAATTTCCACATCCAGCAAGGATTACAGACAAGCCAATAACCGCTAATATTTTTCTATACTTGTTATTAAATTTGTTGTATTTCATTTTTTTATCCTTCACATGAGAATCTCTTAGTCTTCCTTTATTGCATTCATAAAGAAATCTTTATAACTGCCGTACCACAGTTTTTTCTTTACCAGTCTGTTAAACTCGACTGTATTTATTGAGTACAGTTCTCTCATAAAGCCACCCAAATACTCTTGGCTGGCATTAGCTAATGCCTCATGTCCCTTCTGATATACTCGATGATTGAAACATCCGTTTCTTGCAAGGAAGATCAAAGAATCCCTCAGTTCTGCCGGACTTTTAGACAGTTTTTCAACAATTGCATCCCACACAATATTCTTACGTTCTTCTTCGTAAATATTCTGCAGAAGGTTAAATGAAACCGTTACAAAGTACTGCTGAATTTCTTCAGCAAGTTTTTTGTCATCCTTGATCATTGCAAGAATATCCGAATCAAACCTGGGGCGTATTTTCCCGGAATTAATATGAATTGACAGATTCGTTGATATCGTTTCCATCAGATCCGATTCATTCGTGTATTTAAGATACATACCAGTGTTTCGATATTTATCTTTAAACTCCATAACCTTTTTATATGCATCTGGATCACATTCATTCGGAGGTATAGGTTTATCGCAGAAAAAGAGCATCGCCAGTTTTTTCTGGGCGATGTGTCTTTCAAACTCTTCAACCGAACCACTATCCGATCTCTTTGTAGGATGACCGATAGTTTTCCAAAACAAAGCAATCAGGATATCCGATTTATCCAACAATTGTTCATTTATGTAATCTTGAGGTGCCTTTGAAAACTCTGACGGCGCACATAGATCCCATGATACCGGCATAAGAACAATTCCTTTTTCTTCAGAATTGATACAATTCCATTTTGCAATAGCATCTCTTACAGCCTGTTTGTCCATTTTCACATCATCAGGACACGCAATAAACACTCTGTAAATTTTGGAATTAAAGCTCATAATGATTCCTCACGTTCTTAGTTTTACTGGTTATCTCTAACAACACTATAAGTATTCGAAAACTCCACGTGCCCTTTTGAATCAAATGTAGTAATAATTATTTGGTCATCGCCTATATATTGAAATACTTCATTTACGTAATTAGGATTTCCTAATCCTAAAGCGTCATATTGATACACATAATTTACATCATAATTTGCATATATTTCCTCAGCAGTCATGCCAGTTGCATCAATACATTCTTGCATAATTTGTTCCCAAATTTCAGGTCCTTCATGGTATCGCGCTAATCCGCACGTTATATTATAATCAGTTTTCATAATGGAATCATGAAGAAGGCTTGCACCTGCAGCCACATAAGTGGAAGAAAGCCATGTTTCATTGTCACTTTTTAAATACGCTTCAGAAATCCTTTCTTCCACTGTGTTGTCATTAGTGATAGTCATCAATAAATCACCAATAAAGTGCGAACTAAAATTATATTGATAATTTTCCCATCTTTTAAAATTAATTTCTGTCATATTAGCCGGATTAGTCTGCATTCCATGAGTTAAAACTGCAGTTAATAAATTTTCTGATAAGCCAAATTCAAAAGAAGATGCTGCAACAGTTTCAAGTGCATCAAAAGAAACTACTTTTTCTATCTCCGGTGCATCTGAATTATCTGGGCAATCTATATGCATTGTATATTCATGTTCACCTGTTTGTATCATAGTTGCATCAGGATATTTATCCTCTACAACTGGATCATCAACTGAATCAGTTGGTTCAACTACTGGAATAGTTACTTCAGGATCTTCCTCTACTGGAGTAACTTGAGTTTCAACCGTTTGAGTTGGAGTAGGATTAGTTTGAGTAGTATCAACTACATTTTTACCACAAGCAGTTAATACCATTGTTAAAAATCCCATAGATATTGCAACTTTTTTTAGATTCATAGGTAATGCTCCCTCTTATAAATGTTTTTTACTGGCGATATCCCCAAAGCACGATAAATGTATTCTAAACAAGACTTCTACCATCGTCGGATTCAGTAAGATGAGAATAACTCCAAACAATTGTTATTTAAAAGTCTCTAATATCAACAAAAATAAGCCCGCAGTCATCGGCTCATCACCGACAACCACGGGCATACCCTCAAACCATATTAAACTCTTTTCGCATACGACAGTGCAATCCACCCGGCACCGCTCTTCAGCCTTCCCCATCCGGCCTCAGAACCTTTGCCTTCCTTCACTTCCACAATCGTATAAACTCCCGGCGGCACATACTTCCCTGTCCACGCCGTATCAGTGCCATTCCCCTTCCGGATCCTCAGATCCTTCGCCGTAACTCTCACAAGGAACGGACAATCCGCATTACTCATCCCGCCGGATGAAGGGACATCGCAACCGGCATACTTCTCATAATATCCTTGCCCATATACTGCACGCTTCTTCTGTACCACATTGCTCTGATCAGCAGGTCTCTCATACCAGAGTAGCACCGCATCCGATGCTTCCCTGACATTCTCAGCATTCTGAAGCACGATCAGCACCGCCTGATACCCCGTGTTCAGCTCTTTCCACAGGAAATCCAGCTGCATCAGTAGGTCTCCGATGCTCTTGCCCTTATCCCTGGCAAACTTAAGCAGAGCTTCCTTCCGGCTCCAAAAAGTCCACTGAGCCAGACCATACCCGGCCTTATCCTTCACAAAATCAGGATAAGCATTGTCATCCACCAGCCTTGTATATTCCACATCCGTGATATTCAGCTTCTTTTCGTAGCTGTTCTGAAGGTTATTGGCTCTTAAGCCCGATTCTGCATACAGATTCCCCATAAGCCCGGCAACACCGTAAGCATTCCCGATCTTCTTCATAAGGTAATCCCAGATTACCTTCTCAGTATCATCGGTCTTATCAGAATCCGAAACCACATCTGCAGGTACCTTATCGGATGAAACTCCCATGAGTGCCGCCACATCAGCTCTCACAGAATCCATATTCTTTCCGAACTTCGGAAACCAGTGAAGCACATCCCCATGATTGCTCCCAAGCCCCAGCTTATGAGAATCTGCATGACAGAGTATCGTAGGAACCATCACGCCGTTATACTTGACGCTCCCTTTTGGATTGATTCCATGCATCTTACAGAGATAAGCCGTCAGCTCACAGGCCTCCTTATAGACCTTCTCAAAATACTCCCTGTCATTCAGCCCATCCTCACAGATTTCAAACTGGATCCATCCAGTATTGCAGCTCCCCTTGCTCCCGGAACCACATCCCCAGGGCCAGTAATCCCAGGGCATCGTCTGAACTGCCGTAACTGTCCCATCAGCCAGCTTACCTATCCAAGCATTAAGCCCTGCCTGCACGGAAGTATGATTCCAGTCATTCCCGTAAGCATTCTTCCCGATGACCTTGATCATCAGATCCCTGTCTACCGCATTGTCATCCGGCTGGACATACCTCTTTAGCGTCGGATTATTTGCCCCGGTGCTATGCCAGAGCACACCCTTCACCTGCATCTTCTGTGTCTGCCTGTAACAGGTACTCTGTGTCATCATACATACCATCGGCTTATTTTTCTCACTGTACTTCATCGTGATCACCGTCCTTTTTATTCTCATCCTTCTCACTGCGATCATGAAGCTGCTGTAGTACAAGCTTCAGCTTTTCCGGCACCGGCAATCCCAGATACGCCGCATTCTCCACCAGAGAAAGTCCCTCATTGCTCATATAAAAGAAAATGATGGCTGTTCTCAGCACCCCAGTTTCTCCAAGTATCTGTGTATCCAGAAGATGTCCTACTCCGACCATGACAAAGATCAATACTTTCTTAGCCAAGCCACGGAAAGATACATTGGAACTGAGTTTCTTATCCGCAATCGCACACATGATCCCTGTCAGATAATCCAGTACCACAAACGCCAATAATGCATACAGCAAACCGTCACAACCTCCCAAAAAGTAACCCAGCCATCCACCGACAGCCGCAAAACCCAACTGAATCAAACTCCAAAACTCTTTCATCGCAATCCCTCCATTTCGTTGCATGAAAATGGCGGCACCCGTTAAGAGCACCGCCGCCACAAAGCACCATATTCATTTCAGATCACGGATTCGGCTCCACCTCTGTCAGCGTATATGTGATCTTCATTGTCTTATCAGCATTCTTCACGATAGCCTGAGCCAGATTATTGATACTGGCCAGATACGGCATTAGAAGCCATGTTGTATGACAGTCCGTTCCGTAGTTGCCGCCCCATCCCGTCAGGAACTCCTTATACTGGAACAAAGGCGTTCCGATATACGGGAATCTCGAAGCTCCGGCAAGCGGAACCACCGTATCATTCGCCGTAATGATAAAATCATACGCAATGATGAAATCATTGATCAGCGCCATATAGGTCTGACTTGTGGAAGACCCGCTGAGTGTTCTGTTCGCTGAGGTAAAGCCCAGCGAAATCAGCGTGATATCCGTAACATTACTCAGGTTTATCTTGTAAACCCCGTCACAATCATAATTCTGTAGATACAGATATCCGTTCCTGATCACGCCCCTTACAGACCTGTTCACATAGGAATCGATCTTGAAGGAACCAATAGCTCTCAGATGAGCGTTAGTCAGCGTCCATGTTCCCTCAGTAAAGGTCATGTCGCTCTTCCTGATTTTGATCCACTTCATTGTTGCATCCCCTGAAGAATTAGGAGAATTGGAAAAACCGTACCAGTACCCGTCATGCCCATCCAGGAAATCACCATACGGCGTGTACCCTGTTGTAAACGAAAATACGCTGCAGTGAAGTGTAGTCTCTTCCAACACCTCACAGGTCACATCATTCAGCCTGTCATTTAAGCCCACAGAAAATACCGGCAGTCTCAGTTTTCTTACGATGACTGACGAATCCACAAACCGGATAGAGTACATCACATTATTTTCAAAGTCCACCTCAACAGCGGAATATAAAAGAGCCAGTTCATCATCTGTCTGGCTGTCCAGCCTTGTTTCCTTAACCTTCAAATATCCGTTAGAGGAATTAACATCATTCCCGAAAACATTCTTACCGCCCAATGCGGAAGTAAGTGCCACCGCCGCAATGGTTCCGTTTCCCTGTGAAGGCGTGAACTCCCACACGAATTTATATCCGTCATCCAACGCCTTGCTCTCCGTCAGATTCATGCTTCCCCTTGCAGTATCCGCAGTTGCGTTGACATCATTTGATGCGTATGCTACCGGCAACACAGCAGAAGAAGGGAAGATATTATCCGCATTCTCAGTCAGTGCGGAAGGATACAAAAGGATCCCTCCGATCATGTTCGGACATATCGGGATCAGAGTATCATTCCACATCATCTGGTCGTCATACTGTCCTGAAGCCTTATAAAACACTCCCATAGGATTCAGCCCCAGGATATGATTCACGGCGTTCGTGACCATATTCTCTTCCCGTATGGTCTCCACCACACCTGTATTTTCATCGGTCAGTTCAATGACCATTTCGCCTTTCAGCTTCATAAAATCCCTCCTTATGAATTACTGCCGTTCACATCCACCGGCATGGCAAAAGCACCTAGAGCCGTCCTGCCTCTGACCACATCGCTGTAGCTTCTCTGTACCAGTTCATCAATCTCAAATACGATATTCTCGCTGATCGACTTAAGTCTCAGACCACCACTGATATCAACTCTCTCAATGTAATCCTCAACAGTGATCGTGCCATCCCATGCAGCATTCGCTCCCATGCTCTGACCGGAAACGGATGCAACGCACCATCCGGTATCCACGGTGCCTGTACCGCCACTCACCCTCATGTAAACATTGAAGGTATTGGTATAATTGGCGATCACATTCTCAATCGGATAATACAAAAGGATCGTATGTTTTCCGGAATGCCAGGTCTCCACCGGCTGATGCACCGTGATCATCTCATCATTGAACTCGAAGGTAAAAGTAACAACCGCAGTGCCATCCTCAGACCATGAAACGGGTAACGAAACGTTCACCGTCTGTTCTTCGGTATTACCGATAACCTCAGGCTCATCAGGATCCTCAGGTTCCGGTTCATCCACGGCTACAGAAGGTATCACAACATCCCCTGCTACCGTTGCCGCCCTTGTCACAGAATCCGCATCTACATCCACGATCACCTGCCCGAAAAATTGAGCATGGTTATCCTCTGATGTTGCAAACTCTATGGAAATGATCCTTGTATCCTGATCAGCCACCGTAAATGAAGAAGCATTCGTGAAGGTATGGATCCCGATCTTCCCTGCCTCGATCTGGCTGAGCAGTCCGGAAATATTCTTGTCATTCTTACTCTTTGCCTGAGCCAGCCTTGGATTTTTCCCGACACCCTTAAGCCTCTGCTTTCCGTACAGGTTCACCTGCATGGAAGTAATGGCGCTGATCTTATCCTCATCTGCCTGGCCGCCCACAAAAGTCAGCACATCCCCGATATCAAGCGCCGGATTTCCGATAGTGTCCGAATCAAACGGCACATAATCTATAACAGAGATATCAGCCAGGATATTCTCACAGAGCTGTCTTCTGGTCTCATCCAGTCCAAACTGTAAAAGCGGATTCACACCCAGATTCATGGTCAGCCCGGTATCCGGATCCAGATGATAATACTCAGCGATCTCTGTCCTCATATTTGTGGAAGAAACCGCTGTGTATCTTGTAATAAAGTCTGAAAAGCTGGAAGAAAACCGATGTCTTCCTGCAATCTCCATCACAGGCGTATCGCCATACTTCCTCAGTTCCAGCACGCCCTCCCTGTTGATACAGAAAAACCCACCAAGCACCTGTCCCACATAGTAGAGCACATCCCGGTAGGTCTCGATATCATTGTCTGTATAAATGGAAAGCCCGGTATCACCGTTCGGCATCGCCTCCACTTCTTCCTGAGTAAGTGCAAACTCCACATGACACGCCTCACAGCAAAGATGGATAAAATCATAAGCCTTGCCGACAGTCTCAAAACCATTGAAGTCCTTCTCAAAGCGAAGCATATAGTCATAGGCTTTCAGTTCCAGGCACTTCACCGTCCGGTTAGCTTCCGACACCTCGAAAACTCCCATCGGGATAGTCTCATAAATACCGTCCGCTTCCACCGCCTGGTCATAATCCGGATCCAGTTCAGAAGGGTTTCTGCTCTTCGATATCCTCAGATGATAAAACAGTTCCACAAGAGCATCTTCCAATGTATATCTGTCAATATCCGAAAGAAGCGTCACACCCATCTCAGCCGCATACACCGTGCCCAGCTCAATCTCTGTACTTCCGCAGCACTGTGAAGAAATATATCCGCTCCCTTTAACGATATCCTCAGCCCCAAACTCATAGACCACGCCATTCTTGATCGTGATCTTCCCCGTCCAATAGTATTTCCTTGTGTTCTCCTGCACCGCCTGCAGGAATGCGCTCGATACAGGATACATCCAAACACCTTCTTCCTTAAAATTCCTTCAGCGAAAAGCTCACCGTCCACAGCCCCTTATAGCTCGTATCCTTTTCCAGCTTTGCCTTAAAGCCCTCCACATACATCTGAGTCTGCTTCTGTGTGACTGTCTCCGGATCAAAATATAAGACCGTGATACTTTCCTGCTGCTTATATTCCGTCAACTTCTTCAACCATTTCGGCGTAACAGAAAAGGAAACTGATATCTCCACAACCCCGGCTCTCACTACATCCCTCTGGATGGTTCCAGCCTCAGTCTCACCGCCGGAATCCGCTTCCTTATCCTCCATGTTCACCTCATAAGAATCAGGAAGAGGAAGGTTTTCTCCGTCAAAATTCAGATATTGAATAAATGCCATATGATCACCTTCCTCCGCTTCTTAAATTCGCCCTCTGCTGAGCATTCACGATAACCTCATCCAGCATGGTACCTCCCAGATAAACAGGGATCACGATATCACCGCCCTGACCGGATGCATTTACGCCACCGACAACATCACGAATTGCCGAAACCAGGCTGCTCAGATCAGCACTCGAAACAGATCCGCCGCCTGCCATAGCAGCCTGCATTCCGTTCACCTGAGGATTGATCACCATATCAGCCGACAAAGAATCCATCGCCTTTGTGACCATACCCTTGCTGTTCTCAATACCCTTTGCCAGTCCTTTCATAAAGTCCGGCATCCAGCTCTCATAATCCGTAAGAGGGCCTTCATCCGGCACAGAGAAATGCAGAAAGCTCCTGATCTTGTCTGCCACCGATGAAACCGCATCGCCGACAGCACTTATGCACGACTTGATACCGTTCACGATACCCATGATCAGATCCTTACCCCAGTTAAAAGCCTGAGACGCTAAGCCGGTGATATGATCCTTCACATTTGCAAAGCCGCTCTTCACTGCACTGAACACATTGCTCATTGCATTCTTCACTGCAGAAGTCACATTGTTCCACAGGTTCGTCACAGCCGTCTTTATTGCATTTCCGACAGAAGTGACCGTATTCTTAATGTTATTCCATGCTGTAGTGACCACATTTTTAATGGCATTCACCGCCGTGGTGATCACATTCTTAATGCCGTTCCAGATATTTGTAAAGAAACTGGATATTGCGTTCCATATCGTAGTAGCCGTGGTTTGAATAGCCGTCCATGCCGTTGTGAGGAATGTGCTGATCGCCGTAACCACCGTTGTCACCACAGTCTTTATCGCGTTCCAGATCGTTGTAAAAACGGTCTTTATGGCATTAAGAACTGTCGTGATGATCGTCTTATAGATATTGAAGTATGTGGTAATGATCAGCTTTATCGCATCAACCACCGTCTGGAAGATAGCCTTGATTCCATCCCATAAGCCCTGGAAGAAATTCTTGATGGCATTCCAGACTGTTTCCGCCGTGCTCTTTATCGCCTCCCATGCCGCCTTGAAAAACTCCTTCAGAGCCTCCCACACAGCAACGGCAATCTCCTTGATCCCTTCCCACAGGTCTATCCAGAACTGACGGAACTCTTCACAGTTATTCCAGAGATAGATAAAAGCCGCCACCAAAGCCACAATCGCCGCAATGATCAACACATACGGATTCGCCGCACATACCGCATTAAACGCTGCAAACACACCCTTCGCCGCATTGATAACCCCTGCCAGTTTCGGCACGATTGTCATAATGGTACCAATTGCAGATATCACTTTGCCCACGATGATCAGTACCGGACCGATAGCAGCTGCCACAAGCGCAATGGTAATGATGACCTTCCTCGTGCCCTCATCCATGCTGTTCAGCTTGTCCACAAAGCCCTGAATCCATCCGACAATAGTTCTGATCGCAGGCATCAGCATCTCACCAAAAGAAATAGCCAGTTCCTGTAACTGAGATTTCAGGATCGTCAGCTGTCCTTCCAGATTATTGTTCATGGTATCAGCCATGCTTGCCGCCGTACCATCACAATTTGCTATTGCTGAAGACAGCTTATTGATATCCCCTTCCCCGGCGTTCATAAGAGTCAGGAATCCGGACATAGCATTTTTACCAACAAGCGATTCAGCCGCTGCCGCCTGCTCTGATTCAGACAACCCTGCAAAAGCCACACGGCAATCAGCCAGTATATCCGACAAATCCCTCATGGAACCGTCTGCATTGGTAGTGGCAACCGTAACCTCACCTATATTCGCGCCGCAGATCTTCACATCCCCGGACAGATTCGTCATGATCGTCCTTAAGGAAGTACCTGCCTGAGAGCCCTTGATTCCGGCATTCGCCATAAGTCCGATAGCCTCAGCCGTATCCTCAACAGAGAATCCCAAAGCACCGGCAATAGGAGCCGCATACTTGAAGGTCTCACCCATCATGGAGACATTCGTATTTGCATTACTCGAAGCCGCTGCAAGCACATCTGCAAAATGTCCGCTATCCTGAGCCGATAATCCAAACGCCGTAAGGGCATCCGTCACTATGTCAGAAGTGGTAGCCAGATCCTCACCGGATGCAGCCGCAAGATTCATGACACCTTCGATACCACCGAGCATATCCTCTGTCTTCCAGCCTGCCATAGCCATATAGTTCATAGCTTCAGCCGCCTCGGATGCAGAGAACTTCGTCTTACTGCCCATCTCACGGGCTTTATCTCTAAGCGCATCAAACTCTGAACCCGTTGCACCCGAAACAGCCGCAACCTTACTCATAGCAGAGTCAAAATCAGCGGCAGTTTTCACCGCCGCCGTCCCAAGTCCTACAACACCTGCCGTTACCGGAAGAAACTTCTGTCCTACATTGCTGATATTGTCACCGACTGTTTTTAACTTTTCACCCTTTGCCGCAATCTCCTGAAGAGCCGTACCGGACTGCTTTGCCTGTTCTTCCAGTTTCTTCAGATCCTGCTCTGTCTCAATGATCTCCCTCTGGAGGGCATCATACTGTTCCTGAGAAATATCCCCATTGGCAAGAGCCGTATTCGCCTGTTCAGCCGCTGTCTTTAAGGTTTCCAACTTTTCCTTTGTAGCCGCAACTGCCTCTCCCAAGAGCTTGTGCTTCTGAGCCAGAAGTTCCGTATTCCCCGGATCCAACTTCAGCAGCTTCTCCACATCCTTAAGCTGCTGCTGAGTATTCCTGACCTCAGTATTTACGCCCTTTAAAGCAGTCTGAAGTTTGGTGGTATCCCCGCCGATTTCAATTGTAATTCCCTTTATTCTGTTTGCCGCCATCGGGATACCCCCTTTCCTGTTTTATGGCAAAAGAAAAAGATCGGCTTCCCGATCTTTCTCAAAATTCATTTTCAACATAAAGCATTTAGATGTAAATCATATATACATCTGCCTCTTCTCCCTCAAAGAAAAAGCTTCTCTCATACTTACCACCGTTCTTTGTGATGGTCCTTATAGATGCTTCATTTGATTTTTCTACTGAAAGCTGCATCCTATCCATACCGATTTCTCTTGCACGGTCTATAATAAGCTTCAGCATTTCCGTAGCATATCCTTTTCTTCTTTCCGAAGGCCGTACACTGTATCCGCTATTTCCAAAATCCTTCAGAAATTCATTCAGTTCGTGACGAAGATCGATAATTCCTACAATCCTGTCGTTATCATCAAAAGCAAAGTATGTATCGGTAATTACCCAGGAATGATTCACCGTATCCGGGGATGTGTTGTCTACGACAGACTTTAACCATTTATCATAGGAATCCATCTGATCAAGTAATTCACTGCCGTTTATCGTTTTCTCACCATTGTTGAAAAATTCCTGCTTAAAAGCCTTTGCCTCTGATTCATATTCTTTTACTGGTCTCTTCAATGTTATCATTTGCGTTCTCCTATCAACTGTCTTTTTATGTTCTCTACAATAGAGCGAACAACCTTCGGTTTCATTGGTATGATCCTGCTCCACATTCGAACTCCCTGATAAGAAAACAAAATCACGTTCACAAGCTCCCTGACATCAACATTTTGAAACTCACCTCTATCCATTCCATACAGTATCAATTCTTCCCACTTCTTTTCACTGATCTTATTAAGGCGATCCATTATATCGGAGTCAACCGTTTCCGCATATTCATACATTGCCATACTCAGAGAATCCTCAGGATGCTTCATTTCCTCTTCCATGAGTTTTAGTGCATCCTCTAATATTTCATCGGCGGGTACACCATTTTTCATCTGACCTTGAAAGTCCATCGCATCATTTTTTGTTATCTTTTCAAGCAACGCCTCAAACAGTTGACTTGTACTTGAAAAATGACTGTACAGGCCACCACGGCTCATATTTGTTGCTTCACAAACATCCTTCATGGTAACCTGCTTAAAACCCTTCTCCGCAAATAGCGCATATGAGGTATTTAGAATGGACTCTCTTGTTCGCTCTTTCTTCGTAGCCATTGACTATCTCCTTTTCGACACCCGTGTCTATTTTAGATTTTAGACACGAATGTCGATTTTGTCAACAACTTTTTTAGAACGCGTCAAATTCGGCCTGACCCGCTACCCTGTGATATGCTTTGTCCGCAACATCATCGTTCTGATTTTCAATAAACATCTCGTTCACCATGCCGATAGACAGCAGATCAAGATCCCGTATCGAAAGCCCGATCTGAACGCACCTCAGCATAAAAAGAGCCGTTGTCATCTGCCTGTCAGTTGACTGAAGTTTTTTTTAGCCTCCACGTCCACCTTTACATTCAAGCCCCAAAGCTCGATGATCTTAGGAAGCACCTGATAAATACTGAAAGTATTGAACTCATCCAACCACTCTTCCGGCGTATCAGGAATACCCGGATCAGCGTGTTTCGCCATAATATAGGCGATATTCTCAAACATCTCCAAAGAAAACATATCCAGATTGCTGACTTCCTCGGTATTATCCCCGACCGCCTTCTCCAAAGCTGCCAGATCCTTATAGATATCCCTCTGGAACTTCATTCTGTATATCCTCGGAATAGCTGCCGATGCTCTGAATGCAACCTCTTTTCCGTCAATCTCAATCTTCTTAACCATGCTCATAAGTCTTATCCTCCACAATTAAAAATAGCGCCGGTCAAAAAGAGCCCCGAAGCCGTGTCCCCACAGCCCCGAAACCCTTTAAGACCTGTCAGCATTATTCCTTTGTAACAACTACCGTGTAGGTCTTGCTGGAACCGCCGTTTGTTACAGTGATCACAACCGTATTCTCTCCATCCTCCCATGTAGCACTGGAACCGTTGGTAAGAGAATCACCGTTCACAGTGATCGATACGCCTGCATTCTCATCTGCTGCCGTAGCTGTGATTGCATTGGTAGCATTGGATGTCTCCGCCGTGTAGGCCGTAGTTCCTGCTGCAAATGCCGGATCCAAAGAAATGGAACCTATGGTCAATGAAGACAGGTTCACATTCGCACCGGATACATCCGAAGGCATATATACGGACTGATACCAATTCTGATATACCGTGCTGTTCGTTGTATTTCCGGTCTTTGCCTTCACTACACCGCTTGCAAGAGGCGTAGCCTTGATGGTCAGAGTCTCCGTCTGGACTTCACGGCTCTCTTCATTGGTCTTGCCTTCAATGCCCGGTCTCGATGCAGAGCAGTTATACAGAACATGTCTGATATGCTTCACATCTCCATCGAACTCGAAAAGCAGCGCAAACGAATTTAATTCCGTGTTTGCATTCTCGATCAGCACATTGTTGTCATCCAATGTCTCATTCAGCGCATCCACCCTGAAGCTCTCTGGGATCATCGCCAGTTCCAGATCACCGTCATAACCCATGTTGTTATTGATAACATAATAGGCAATGCCATCCGCATAGAAGTTTTCCGGCTCTCCGTTCGCATCAAGCGAAATACTCACCGCACCGGGAATGGCAACAGGCGTTCCATAAGACACCGTACCGTCCTGGGCGATATGAAGCATCGCATAATGCGCATTCTTAAGATTGTACTTAACCTTGTTATTAGCCATAGCTCTTATACCTCCATCGTTTCTTCAATGTCCGGCACATCGAAAGAATACAAGACCTCATACAATCTCTCTTCCGAAATCCAGACCTCACTCTTGTTATAAAAAATGCCCCGGTCATCCAGAGCATCCTCCACCTGCTTTTCCACGGACACATCCTTCTTATCCGTGTAAAGCTCGATCCGCACTTCATTTATCTTGAAATACACCCTGCCGTCAGCAGCAAAATTATCGCTCCCCGGCAACAGGTAACAGATAAACGGCGGCTCCGGACTTTCCCCTTCCGCAAAATGATCATATGCAAAAGGGATTCCCGTCTCCTGCAGCATCGCTGCAATCTGTTCTATTGTCATATCGATGCTGCCCTCCAATCTGACACCATCATTTCAGTGCCCTCTCGACTTCCTTCTCCAAAAGCTCCGCCGCCTTAGCCTCAGCCGGTGCTATATGTGGAAAGGCTCTTGTCCTTCCACCACCCCGCTTTGCATGACCGAACTCCAAAAGATGTGCCAACTGATACCGGTTCTTACTGTGAACCACAACCTCCATTGCATTTGATGTTTCCTTTGTGGTCTTCACCGTCCAGCTTCCCTTATATTTTCCGGTCTTTACAGGTGCATTTGCCTGGATATCCTTCTTCGCTTCATTTCCAGCCTTCTTCACAGCGGCCTTCAGATCATCCGTAGCCAGATCAGCGTATTCCTGCAAGCCCTCCATGATGACATGAGCCATCTGGTCTACCCTTACCCTGTCCGTACTCATGATCATCGCCTCACTTTCCGACAGCTGAACTTCAGCGACGTCTTCTTATAGTTCATATGATCAACATTCACGATGTCATAGAACTCACCCTTGAACAGGATCCTGTAACCCGTGGAAGTAATAGCTGCCGTCTTTGCGCAATACCGCACCGTAACCGTCATCGCCACATCCTCAACAGTAGTACCGGCAACCTCTTCTTCCTTTGAGCTTGCCAGCCCTTCACCGCCAATGGTTGCAAAGCAGGTATAATACTCATCCCACTCATTCGTATGATTTCCGACGGCATCTGTTATCACGGTATTTTTCAGGAATACGACCTTTTCATTGAGTAATGCCGGTATCATCAGAATCCCTCCTTCCGGCTCCCAAATAAAAGAGCCCTCAGAGTCAGATCAAGCGCATGATGATCAGCCTCTTCCCGATGCTCATACAGATAAGCCACCGTAAACATCACAGCGATCTTCCCGTTCTGAGCCGCATCAAGGTCAGCCTCATCATCCGTTCTCAGGATATCCATGCACTGCTTCTTCGCCGCTGCTATGAAGTTTTCCAGTAATGAATCATCATCCTCGAAATCGATCCTCAGATAATTCTTCATCTCTTCCACAGTCACATTCATCCAATCACCTCACAACAAAGGCGGCAGGAACTTCCCACCGCCGGATATTATTATTCCCCACCGGGCTCATCCTCACTTGCATCCGATTCAGCATCTGCCGCCATAAGTCCGGCAGCCTTCAGCTTATCCAAAAGACCATTGAAATCTTCCTTCAAAGCTGCAATAGTACTCGCTTCACTGTCAGCCTGATTCTCAGCAGCAGGAAGGCCCTCAATGGAACCGCCATCTTCAATGATCAGTTTTCCTCCGATACGAGTGACATCGCCGCCCTGCTCTGTATAATTCTTTGCGTTATATTCGCTCATCTCACACCTCCAAAATCCAAGGGAGTCGCAAATCGCGACCCCCTCTAACAATTATCCTCACGCCTTCATCTTAAGAAGCTGGATGCCCTCAGGAAGGATCACCTTACCGTCAACTCTCTCGGTTGCTACAAAACCAACCTGGCCGTTGGTGCTGTAGAGCTCATTGAGTCTCTGTACGGTTCTTCCGGAACGGTCAGCGATCCAGTAATTCTTGAAATCACCGAACGCAACTGTAAGTGCTTCAGCCGCAACCGTAGGTACATAAGGACTGGTGTAAAGCTCATATCCAAGCAGTTTATCAGGTTCACCTGCCTGAAGCGAAGGCTGCCAGAGATATACGCCGTTGCCGTCCTTAAGCTTACGGATTGCCGCAATCGTCGCATCGTTCATAAGGAACTTAGCGTTTCTACGGTAAGGGCTCTTAAGCGAATATACAAGGCTGATCAGCTCATCAGCAGTGATAGCATTGGTTGCCCCTGCAGTAACACCCACCTGTCCGCCGTTTGCGGTAAAGATACCCGTAGGCTGACCGGTACCGGTACCCACACAGAAAGCCTCTTCCTCTGCAATGCCGAAAGCCCTTGCGAACTCAGCCGCAATATACTCTTCAAGGTTGAAAGCGGAATCCTGAAGAAGCTCGATGGAAACCTTCACAAGATCAGTAAGCTTATATGCATCGATAGTCTTCTGATCGAAGGAAGGATCACTCGGAGTGTAAGCCCCGTTCTCAGCAGTCCATGCAGCGGTAGAGTGAGTAGCCGCAACAGGGATCTTTCTCTCAGCACTTGTGGTAATGACCTTTGCAAGACCCCTCACCACATTCGCCTCATCAAGCCCCATCACGATCTGACGCTCGAACTCTTCCGGCACAAGGTAGCCGCCATCTGCCTGCACGCCCTCGGAAAGCACATTATGAACAAGTCTCTGTCCACGGAGATGTGCCCCGAAGTCTTCCTTATACGCATTGGACGCACGACCGGTCTTTTCCTCCACCTGCTTTGCAGGTCTCTCAGTAATAGGAGTATTCACAGGTCTGTTAAGCTCAGCCTCTCTTGCCTCAGCTCTCTGCTGACGATCAATAGCGGCAGTCAGATCTTCGATCTCCTTCTCCATTCTGGAATAGGTTTCGTTATCCTCAGCGGAGAGAACCCCATTCTCATTCTCATGGGTATCCACAAAATTCTTTGCAGTCTCCCACACCTTTGCTCTCTTCTGAATCATTTCATTGATAGTCATAGGTCATATCCTCCTTATATGAATCTCTTGATAAAATTTAAGCGCTCCCTGACTTCATCAGCGGAACGCCCATCAACAACACTGTCTTCAGTTACCTCAGTTGCACCGGTGCAACTTTTCTCAAGTGGCTCGATCCTGCACTTTGCAACGATCTTATCCCTGAGTGAATTTGTTACCGCTGCTTTGGAATACATTGCCGAAACATCAGGTGCCCCGGCATCTTCCACAGCTTCTTCCCTTTCCAGAATGCCATCCGCAAAGCCAAGCTCCACAGCCTTATGTGCATTCATCCAGGTCTCGGCATCCATCATGCTTGAAATCTTCGCACGGTTCAGACCGGTCTTAATCTCATAAGCATTCATGATGCTTTCCTTCACCTCTGCAAGCATATGGATTGCTTTCTGCATCTCGCCTTTATCGCCAAAAGCGATAGTCGCGGGATTATGGATCATCAGCATACTGACCGGACTCATAAGAACCTTCGTGCCTGCCATAGCGATCACACTTGCAGCGGAAGCCGCAAGACCATCGATCTTAACAGTCACATCACCCTTATAATCCATCAGCATGTTATAAATCTGAGCCGCCGCAACACAGTCACCGCCCGGACTGTTGATCCAGACCGTAACATTACCTGTTCCGGCATTCAGCTCTTCCCTGAAAAGCTCCGGCGTAACATCATCATCAAACCAGCTCTCTTCAGCGATCATCCCGTTAAGGAAAAGCACTCTCTCAGCTACCTCTTCGCCTGAAGCCTGGTCTCTGATCATTCTGCTCTTCCAGTTCCAAAACTTCTTCATCTTATCCTCCTTCTCTTCGCCGCCTTCTCACAGGCTGTTCAGTAGTTTCATCGTTTCCCGGTTCACCACCGGCACTCTGCTCCGAACCATTACCATCATCCGGCTCAGCTTCAAGGTTGTATGCGGCACCTGCCGATACAAGCGGAACCATGTTTCCGTTTACAAGATACAGATCACCTCCATCTTCCTCCGGGATCCTATCCAGATTCTCCAATTCGCGGATATCATTTGCAGACATCCAACCGTTCTGCCTCGCCGTAGCATATCCGTTCATGCGGCTCTGGTAGTCACCTCTGAGCAGACCGTCCACATTGAACTTGAAGAAATATTTCTTCTTTTCATCCGGTGTAAGCAAAGCCCGGACCATAGCCTGTTCCCATCTGCTCACCCAGGGATCCAGTGTGTACTTCACAAATTCAAGAGACTGCTGCTCAATGTTGTTGAAGCTGGACTTCTCCAAGTCTCCGATCATATGAGGCGGCACACGGAAGATTCTTGCGATCTCATCAATCTGGAATTTTCTTGTCTCTAAGAACTGAGCCTGTTCCGGCGATATGGAAATTGGAGTATATTTCATCCCCTCTTCCAGAACGGCAATCTTATTTGCATTACCGCTTCCACCGAAAGTAGCCTGCCAGCTCTCACGAACCTTTGACGGATCCTTGATAGTACCCGGATGCTCCAACACACCTGAAGGAGCCGCACCATTTGCAAAGAACTTGCTGCCATACTCTTCCGTTGCAATCGCAAGCCCGATAGCATTCTTCGCCATCGCAATAGGCGAATACCCAACTAGCCCGTCAAATCCAAGCCCCGGAATATGAAGTACATCATAAGGCTTCAGCCTTACTGTCCGTCCGACCTTATCCGTGCCCTTGCGTCCGTCAACCTGATCAGCATCATAGACCGTATATTCGTAATACAGCTTCCCATGCTCATCACGGTCAACCTTCATCCGATCCGGCATCAGCGGATATAACGCAACAACCTCACCCTTACCATTTCTGATGATCTGGCTGTAGGCATTCCCGAAAAGCAGCAGATGCGTCATCAGAGTCTCCCGGAATATGAAGCTTGTCATCTCTGGATTGGGCTCATCATGAAGCAAAAAATAAAGCGGATGATCCACCGCTTTTTCCTTACCGCCATCATCGGTATATCTGTAAAATTGTAATGGCAAACTTGCCACCGCCTCCGACAGGATCCTCACGCAACAGTACACCGCCGTCATCTGCATAGCAGACCTCTCGGTAACATACTTTCCGCTTGCTGTACCGCCCATAAAAAAGCTGTACGAACTTCCGACCGTTCTATCCGTGGGCTTATCCCTGCTCTTAAAAAGACCGCTAATTATCCCCATACCATTCATCCTCCCCGTATGCAAAATTAAAGGCTTCCGCTATCACACAGAAGCCGACCAACGCAATTATGATCATGCTGAATGTACCTCGCATTCTATCCCGGCTTTTCTTGCCTTCCTGAGACAATCCCCGGTACCTTTGCTCCTTCCATCCCAGAAGAACACAGCCTTGCATTTCTTCCCGGACACGAACTTCACCATCTCGGTATTTCGTATCGGACCGGCGGCTCTCCCGTTGATATCCCAAAGAGCAGCAAACTCCCGGCATTTCAGCCCGCGCTCCAAAGCATAACGCCTTGCCAGTGCATCTGTACCCTTTGCGCCGCCCTCCACAATCTCAATATCATCCTCAATATCTTTCAGGCTTTCATCCATGATCTTTCTGAACCTGTCATAGTCCGTAAAATCACGCTTTCCTGATACCAACACGTAAAACATATCGCACCTCACAAATACCGATCAGAATACAAGGAGCCCTCGACTATCATAAACAGATTCGGATTTATCGTTACCGCATCGGATAGCCCTATCAAGCCCCATGATCATCGCAATAGCACCATCGATCTTCTCTGTGGACTTTTCTTTATCGGCTTTGATATTTCCAGCCGGATCCTGCCTTATGAAAATATTATCCATCATCCATCGCAGCACCGGATGACCGCCGTGTGCGATCTTCTGCTCCAATGTCAGCTTCATCAATTCCTTAGTCGGAGGGCTCATATCCTTAAAGCCCTGTCCGAACGGAACCACCGTAAAGCCCATACCTTCAAGGTTCTGTACCATCTGCACGGCTCCCCATCTGTCAAAAGCAATCTCCCTGATATTGAACCGTTCACCCAGACTCTCGATGAACTTCTCTATATATCCGTAATGAACAACATTGCCTTCCGTAGTCTGGATAAAACCCTGCCGCTCCCACACATCATAAGGAACGTGATCACGCTTCACCCTTAAGTCCAGCGTTTCCTCAGGAACCCAGAAATATGGAAGAACAACATATTTATCCTCTTCATCCAGCGGCGGGAATACCAGAGCAAACGCCGTGATATCCGTTGTGCTGGATAAGTCCAGACCTCCGTAACATACACGCCCTTCAAGGTCATCCTCATTCACAGGGAATGCGCATAAATCCCATTTCTCCATAGGCATCCAGCGGATAGACTGCTTCACCCACTGATTAAGCCTCAGCTGCCGGAAAGCATTCTCTTCCCCCGGATTCTGTCTTGCGGAATCACAGGCCGCCTTCACTTTGTCGATACCAACCGTGATACCCAAAGAGGGATTCGCCTTCGCCCATACCTTCGGATCCGTCCAATCCTCGGATTCATCCGCACCGTATATCACGGAATAAAATGTCGGATCGATCTTCCTCCCGGCTTCAATGTCCTTTGCCTTCTGATGTATCTCGTAACAGATGGAATTGGTGTCATTCCCTGCCGTTGTGATCAGGAAATACAGTGGCTGCATTCGGGCATCCCCGGAACCCTGAGTCATAACATCATAGAGTTTCCGGTTCGGCTGAGTATGCAACTCATCGAAGATAACCCCGTGGGTATTGAAACCGTGCTTGTTTGCTACATCCGCTGAAAGCACCTGATACGTGCTCTTTGTCGGTTCATATATGATCTTCTTCTGAGATTCCAGAATCTTCACCCTCTTGGATAAAGCCTTGGAAAACCGCACCATATCCACGGCAACGTCAAAAACAATCTTCGCCTGGTTACGGTCAGCCGCACACCCATAGACCTCAGCACGCTCTTCCCCGTCTCCACAGGTCAAAAGCAGCGCAACCGCCGCTGCAAGCTCAGATTTTCCTTGTTTTTTCGGGATCTCTATGTATGCCGTGTTAAATTGCCGGTATCCGTTTTCCTTCACGATCCCGAACAGGTCTCTTATAATCTGTTCCTGCCACGGTATCAGCTGAAACGGCTTATCAGCCCACACTCCCTTGGTGTGCTTCAGGCACTGTATGAAATTTACCGCATAATCCGCAAGCTCCTTATCATAATGTGAAGTATCCAGCATGAACTTACTTGGCTTATACTCCATCCCTACCACCTCAGTTCTTTATCCCGATCACAAGCAACGTCACGTGTCCAGCATCCAGAAGCAGCTGCCGCACCGTTCTTACGGTCTGCCCCATAGTCACGATATCATCATATAAAATGACATTCTGCTCTTTCGGTTCAGTCTCCATAGTGAAATCCGGATCGATACGGTTCCTGTTATCAGCGGAAAATGCATCCATATAAAAAGGAATGCCAAGCTTCTCAGCCGCACTCCTGCAAATCTCCGTTGAAAAATGGAATCCTTTTTTATGCCGTCTTCGCGGCGTGGTACATATGCACCAGCCACCTTTGGCAATGTTGTCTCCTAATGTTTCCTGCAAATAGTCGCAAAGGTTATCCGCAAACGGTTCCACATTCCCCGGATCAGCCTTTATCTCTTCCAGCGGCTTGCCTTCCTTACCCACCTCATAAAAAGTGGTGTACATGATACCGCCGTGGGTATGCTGCTTGATCTTCTTTTTCAGGTTGCATCGTTTCTCTGTCACAGCCCAGCTTTTACGCCTCTTCCCTACCTCGGACACATCAAACCCGAAATCAGCCATATCAAAATCGAACGCTTCAAGGGCATTCAGCTCTTCCATAAGAAAACCGTCATCCCACTTCGATGATTCGCTTACCTTATTATCCGCAAGCCTGTATGCCCTTGCCTGTTCCGGCGTAAGTCCTTTGGCGTAAAGTACCGGAACCTCAGTCAGCCCCAGCTTCTTTGAAGCCGCATACCTTGTATGACCTGCAAGGATAACGCCGTCACCGTCAACCACTATCGGCTGAAGAAAACCAAATTCCTTAATGCTTTCCGCAACCTTCGGGATGGACTCGCTGTTATCCCTCGGATTTTTTTCATATGGTTTTATGGAGTCTATCGCAACCCATTTGATATTTTCTTTTCCCATGATCAGCCCTTCCTTCTGGCAAGCAGGTTCTCCATCGGATCCTCAGACTTCTCGGAGTAATCCCCTGCACAATTCTCTTTCACGATCTGGTATATCTGACACCAGACCTGATTGATCTGTTTCTGATATTCGTTCCTCATGCTCACATATGGAGAAGCCATCGGAGCACCGGTAGTCGGATGTTTCCCGATCATTCCGAACTCGGAAATAGCCTTTTCGCACTGGATCCACCTTGCCACCGTCATTGCATACTGTTCTATGAGCAAAGGATTTATGATTGAAGCGCATCCGACCTTTTTAAGCCACTCCCAGGTATCCTTGTAGACATCCTCGGCATCCAGCGGCTTGCCGTCTCTCTGAGCATCCTTCATGTAATCCTTAACCGGCGGCATCTCCACAGCCTCAGGTTCCGTTTCCGGCGGCATAATCACTTTAGCCTCGCGCCCCTCTATCAATTTGTCCGTCAGCGCCTTGCCTTTACGACCGGCACCGACCCTCGCACCTCCACGTGCGGTACCGTCTTTTGCCATGACCCTCACCTCAAATCTGACGAAGGGGTATATACCCCGTTTGAAAACCAAAAAATGCACGTGAGAGCCCCCCGCCGTTCCTTAGGAGCCATACGATTAGAGAATTTCACTCCCCCTGCCCCCTGCGGTTCCAGCGGTCTCCCCTCTCAGCGTGGATCCGCGAATGACACGACTTGCACAACGAGATCAGATTGCTCCGATCATGAGTGCCACCTTCACTCAGCGGCAGCTTGTGGTGAACTTCCTCAGTCTCCACGAGAACTCCACGCTCCAAACACAGCTCACAGAATGGGTGTTCCAAAACATATTTGTCACGGATCCTTTTCCATGCTCTTCCGTAACGCTTCTTTGTCTTAGGATCACGCCCGTACTTTTCGTACTGCCTGTTCATGATCTTCTCATGCTCCACACAGTAGCGTCCGTCTGTAAGCTCAGGGCAGCCGGGATAGCTGCACGGTCTTTTCGGTTTCCAAGGCATACAGCCACCTTCTTCCCATAACAAAAGCCGCCGGGATTTCTCCACAGCGGCCTTATCATTTTTCATTTTCGCCATCTTAACAATATCACATAGGCAATATGTCATTCCATAGCATTTACTGCCAACTTTAAAAAATCCTGATTTTTTTCAGAGCTTCATCATGAATGCGGAATACCTGCCTCATGCTACAGTCGCACATCTGGGAAATGTCTTCCCACTTGCTATGCTTCAGATAGCGTTCCGATAAAACGACACGCTCATCCCTGTCAAGCTCATTGATACTGGCATTGATCTTTTTCTTTACAGCGATAAGATCATTTATGTCTTCGCTGATCTCATTCTGAAGATCGATAATCTTTACAATGGTATCTTCCAGCTTGTGGATGTTCCTGTTAGGACTTCCGGGCATATCCGACAATACTGCGGATGCCTGTGTCGCAAGATCATTCAGGTCCTGGATCTGGTGGATCTTGCTCTGGATGCAAAGGTCTATAAACCTTGCACCCATAAGAAAATTCTTTGCTTCCAACTGTTGTTTGTTCATAGTCTACCTCCGATTGAAAAATTTATGGTTTCCCTCGGATTGACTCTGATTGTCTATGATTGTCTTATTTCTTCCTGAAGCCTGCGTATCAGGTATTCCCCGTCAATGCTCGTCAGGGTACTGTACCAGCCGGAACGGAAGAACCGCTCTATGCTTAAGGCTTCATCTATCGCGTTTTTGTTTGAAGGATTCCGCTTTACCGCCCGTAACGCCCGTCTGTAATCATCAACCGCCTGCAGCACTATGGCGTTCGCAAGTCTTTCATAGGGATCCTCCGCAAGGTTCTTACTATGTGCCATCCATCACCACCTCCGCTTTCACGGCTTCGATCAATGCCGATTGTGTATGGTCTTTCGATTCCAGAGCATTCATGATCCGCTCATCTATGGTCTTTGCCGCAATGATATGGATAACGGACACCGTGTTTTCCTGCCCCTGTCTCCAAAGCCTCGCTACCGTCTGCTGATATAGTTCAAGGCTCCATGTAAGCCCGAACCATACAAGGATATGCCCGCCGCTCTGAAGGTTGAGTCCGTGTCCGGCTGAAGCGGGATGTATAAGACCCACGGGATTATTACCCTCATTCCACCTGCGGATGTTCTGCTCTTTATCCAGTCTGGCAAAATCGATCCCAAGCTCTCCAAGCCTTCCGACTATCCTTTCAAGGTCATGCTGATACCAGTAAGCCACAAGCACCGGCTTTCCGTTCGCTGATTCGATGATATCTTCCAGAGCATCAAGTTTCCGGTCATGGATCATCTCATACTCACCGCTGTCGGAATAGACCGCTCCATTTGACATCTGTGTCAGTTTTCCGGATAATGCGGCAGCATTCGCGGCAGTAACCTCACTGTTTGGAAGTTTCAGAAGAAGATCCTGCATCATCTTCACGTATTTCAGATATTCGCCCTTATCCAGATGCACCGTATACCTCGAATTTACAAGTTCCGGCATTTTGATATGGTCAACCGACTTCATAGAGATCGTGATATCGGATATCCTTGCATATATCGCATCCTCCGCTCCCGGAAGTAACTTGTAACTGTAAACGATATGCCCGTTCATCTTGTCCGGTCTGAAATATAAGCTTCTGTACTGTCCGATGAACCTTCCAAGTCTCTCGCCCATATCTAAAACCTTGTATTCAGCGAATAAGTCCATCAGCCCGTTGGAAGAAGGCGTTCCGGTCAATCCCACGACCCTTTTCACCTTTGGTCTGACTTTCATAAGAGCCTTGAAGCGTTTTGCCTGCCAGTTCTTAAAAGATGACAGCTCATCGACAACGATCATGTCATAGTCAAACGGCAGCCCGCTCTTCTCGATCAGCCACTGTACATTCTCCCTGTTGATCAGATAGATATCCGCATCAGCCTTCAATGCTTTTATCCTCTCAGCCTCAGTTCCTACCGCAACGCTGTAACGAAGGTCTGAAATGTGATCCCATTTCTGTATCTCATCCGGCCAGCTCATAGAAACCACTCGAATGGGACCTATTATCAATGTTTTTCTGATCTCGAAACTGTCAAACATCAGGTCATTTATCGCAGTCAGCGTGATTGAAGTCTTCCCAAGTCCGCACTCCAATAAAACTGCTGCCACATTATGATTTTTTATGTACTCTGTCGCATAGACCTGATAATCATGCGGTTCGTATCTCATCAAGTATCCCTCCAATCTGTTCCGGCTTATCCAGCACGTACACCCGGTATCCTAAAGACCTAAGCAGGTCATGCCTCGACCTCTGCAGCGGTCTTGGTTTCTCACCCGGAGCCTTTACCTCTACAAACGCCATCCTCCCATCCGGTAAAAGCACGATCCTGTCCGGCATACCATCGAATCCCGGAGCCACCCATTTAGGGCAGATACCTCCCATCGCCTTAACAGCCTTCACTAATTTTTCCTCTACTGTTTTTTCCCTCATACTGCCTCCCTATGGGAACAACAACACAAAAATTCCTTTACGCGCGTATATATGCGTATTCGCGCACCCGTTTTCTATAAAAATCATCATTTATTTGTACTATTAAGAAATTATTGTTTTCCCGTTCCATTTCGTACCAAAACCGCCCATGAAATAAGGCTTTTTTCGGGAACAGCCTGTGTGGAACAGAACAGGATTTTGTTCTGTTCCGATGGGCTGTTCACCTTTTTTTATTCCTCACGCCTGTAGATCCTCTGCTTGCCGTAGATGGGAAGTAATTTTGCCTTTCCGGTCTTGCTCCATCCGTCAATGCGCTCCATTATGGCTGCAATGGCATAGCTGTCCGCAGGCTTCATATCCTCTTTGGGCTTTCCGAAGCATTCACACCATATCTCCATGTTGGATACTTCCATCCTCTTTATGCTGCCGTTCGGTCTGGTGGGATCATCGATATCCCTGACAAAATCACGCCTCTTATGGATATCCATGGAATCCCAGTTATCGGGTAAGAGCATTTCAAGGTATTCCTGCACCAAGCCTTCCCGGTCATCACGCTCCATCGCCGCCCGCTGCTCTTCCTTGGCATAGTCCTCAAGCTCCGGCGGAAGATACAGCTTCTCCCCGGCTTTGGCATACACGACCGTTTCCGCCCAGATCTGCTTCACGGTATCCTCATCCAGTTCCCAAGGCTTACGCTTGCCATTCCCAGGCACCTTTACATTCCAGTAACGCCTGTTTCCAGTAATGTCCCTGAGATACCCGTTCTGGCTGTTGGTGGTGCCAAAGAACACGCATTGCCTCGGATGCGGCGTTACCCTCCGCCCGAAACTCGCCCTGTACTTGTCATCCTGCCTTGAAATAAAAGCCTTCACCTTGTCCAGATCCGCCTTCTTCATACCGGCAAGTTCGCCGATCTCCATGATCCAATAACCCTGCAGCTTCTCCGCCGCAGTCTTGTCATTCATATCCGAAAGGTTCAGGCTGTCGGAATACCACTCGCCGCCAAGCTTTGCGATCAGCGTGCTTTTTCCGATCCCCTGATCTCCGTTCAAGACGATCATGGTGTCAAACTTCACTCCCGGCTTATGTACACGGACATAAGCAGCGCACAGTTCCTTCCTTGTAACTGCCCTCACATAAGGCGAATCCTCCGCTCCCAGATAATCGATGAGCAGCGTATCCACCCTCTCAATCCCGTCCCACTCAGGAAGGGAAGCGAAAAATTCCCGTATCGGATGGTATGACCGGTCATCCACGACCTTCGCCACCGCGATATCATAATTCCTGGCTGAAAAAGTCCCATACGCCGCATCCACGTAACAGATCAGCTGAGCGTCGTCGGCGTCGCGCCAGAACTTCGCCGGATGTGACCACGGGACTTTGCCCTTGATCTCCATGCCATCCGCCAGCTGGTTGAACACAATGCCTTTCAGCTTCTCATCGTTCTGCATGATCAGGGTGATATTGTGAAGGTTATTCTTCAGTTCCATGCTCCGCTTCTCATACTGCAGTTGCTTCTTCCAGGCGTCCGGGTCCTCTTCGTCAAATTCCTCCGCCGCTGCCTGCTGCTTCTCTTCAAAGATGCGGAGCTTCACCTGTTCATCCGACACGGCAAACTCCGCCATAGCGTTGAAGGATTTTTTCGGATCATCGTCCGGGAACTTATGGACCCTCACGACATCAAAAGCATTCAGGAGCTGACCGCAGGCCGGATCCGTCGCATGGAAGCTGTAGGAAAACTTATCATCGATAATGATGACGCCGGCGGAACTGTCAGCCGGGATATAGTCATACCTTCCTTCCATCGCAGACGGCTCATACACATCCGGCAGGAACTTTTCTATCGCTTCCCTGATCGAATAGGTACGGCAGAACGCCCCGACCACACCGGTCTTTGTCAAAGGATCCGCCTGCTGCTTCGCCGACCTCTGCACCGCCTCCGACTCCCTGGACGATACCGGCCATGTGGAAGCGTCATGCCAATCGTCATAAAGGCCCAGATAATAATCCGGATCCAGAACATCGCCGTCCATGACCTTATAGACATACTCGCCGTTGCTTGAAGTGGAAGGCCAGTACATCAGCCTGTGCGGCTGATAAGTGGTGTCGTCAAACATATCCATGCCGATCTCCTGTGCCACCTTCCTCGCAAGAGCCGGATACTCATCTTCGGAAACATCTCTCTTCAGCGGCATGATCAGCCTGAGCCTCGGAGCCTCCGGGGTATGCTTGTGCGTGGAATAAATGCACATCTCATGGGAATTGAACATGGACAGTTCATCCAGGACATCCGGCGTGCCGTGATCCATGTCCAGCGTCAGCATGGAACGGCACAGCACCGTCCCGGTCTTTCTCCTGCCGCCCCTTAAGTGACCGCCGACAAATCCGCCCACATCCTTGATGCTGTCCTGCTGCGGCTTTGTCATCTTCCTGTATTCCTCGACCGTTTCCGTAGTGGTCTGCGTGGTGCTGACCCTTTTGCAGAAATCATCCCAGGAGATATCGTTGTTCTTCCATTTCTTCTCCATGCGGGAATTGCCATACGCTATCTTCATCAAACCATTCCCTCCTTCTCCTGCAGGTCATCCGTGAAATACCGGATCTTCTTCCTCATCCTTTTTGCTTTGTCGATCTCGGCAGCCATGCCTTCGGAAACCACATCCCCGAACACCCAGATTTCTTCACACTTTCCCATGAACACGATCCCCATCTTCAGTCCCAGCCATCTTTCCGTTTCCTCATTCAGGTACTGCGGACACAAAAGATGCGGCGCGATCGGGATATATTTCTTCTCCACCGCGAATCTGGAAAAGGCTCTTGCCCTGTAGGTATTCTTCTCAATATCCCCGGCATACGGAGAGCATATATAGACCAAAGGGCGGTAAGCGGCAGCCGCCCTGGCTGCACGCTCCTCCGCCTCAACTCTGGTCAGTGCCTCGTATACCACAGGATCCTTGTACCCCTCGCTGTTATACATACTGACCATCGCTTTATCCCTCCTGTTCGATCATGGGAAGGATCCCTTTTCCCTTTAACAGGTCATAGATGAAAAGCCTTCCCTTCTGCGTCCAATAGGTATGCACTTTCGTGTGGATCGTCCCGTTATTATCCGGGTAAGTGTGCGTCTTTGTGCTTGTCAGCCCCATCTCCGCATACTTCTGATAAAGGATCCAGATCCTGCCGCCCTGCTTGAACTGAATACCGTGGACATGCAGGTACTCGTTCATTTTCTGTGCGCTCCATCCGTAATCCTTCGCAATCTCGGTAATGGAAACCAGATCAGGACTATTGAGAACCACATCGTAATAACTTGCCTTCGGCTTCATCTCCACAAGCTGCTGTTTCTGTACGGCGTTCTCTTCCTCCAGCGCCATCCTCTGCAGGCGTTCCGCCTTGAAAGCCTGAAGTGCCTCGATCAGGGCATCCGTGTTGTTCACAATGTCATCCATCACGAACACGCCGTGCTTCCTGATTGCCGGAAGGACTTCGGAAGTCACCCATCTCTTGAAACGCTTTGCGGAAGGAAGCTTGCTGGAAAGGATCAGGCTGTACAGACCGGACTCGTTGATGATGATCGTTTCCTTGTCCTGATTACCGTCAAATACCATGATCTTCTGACGATCCTCTTCATCAACATGCCTGTTTACATCTCGACTACCGTTTTGGTACCCGAGAATATCGGCTACATCCTTACCGACAAAATACGGCTCACCATTTACCATAAGGCTACGGACAGAGCCAAATTCCGCATTGTTGAAAACCTGTAACTCACTCATATGAATTACCCTCCTTAAAATGAATTTGGTGAAGGGCCTATTCCCTTCAAGTCACAGGCAATGAAAAGGAGAGGATTTTTACCCTCTCCCGAAAATTTCTAATCTTTTTTATAGAACTGCGTTTCATACCCATCGGCTCTTAATACCAGTCCTTCCGCCCAGGGCGGCGTCCTGCCCATCTGTTCACAGATTGCCGCAAGGGAAGCATCCTTCCTGATCTCGATGATCAGTTCATCATGCACATGGGCGCAGATCCGGCAGTGCGACAGCGTCCTCATGGCATAGCAAAGAATATCCCTGGATATCGCCTGCACGATATTCTCCACGAACTTCGGACCGTAACTCTCGATCCGCTCCCATTTCTTTGTGCCGCCCACGCCTTCATAGGTCACAGACTCACCGCCGAACCAGTTCTCACCCATCCTCGGCTTCACATAGGAAAGCCTTCTCCCGGACGGCAGCGTAATGAACAGCATCCCGCTCCGGCATTCAAAGCAGATCTCCTTTAATTCTGACGGTTCCCTCTGCTTCACTGCCTTCTTCACCGCCCGGTCAACATCCCACCAGAACCTCACGATATTCGGATTCGCAGACCGCCAGGAATCCACCAGAGGCTGAAGTTCCTCTTCCGTAAGCCCCATCTCGATCGCACCCATCGACTTCAAGGCGCCGACAGAGCCGCCGTAACCCAAAGCCAACTCAGCGATCTTGCCCTTCTGCCGCAGTTCCGCATTCTGACCATGCTTCTCCACCGGGACTCCGAACATAGCGGATGCCGACGCACAATAGATATCTCCGTTGTTCACAAATACATCCGTCCTCCACTGCTCCCCGGCAAGCCATGACAGCACCCTTGCCTCGATCGCGGAGAAATCCGCCACACAGAACTTATTTCCATCCCCGGCAACAAATGCCGTCCTGATCAGTTCCGAAAGCACATTAGGGACAGAATCATAAAGCATGGAAAGCGCTTCATAGTCCCCGTTCCTTACAAGTCCTCTGGCCTGTTCCAGATCATCCATATGGTTCTGAGGAAGGTTCTGCAACTGAATGATGCGACCCGCCCATCTGCCTGACCTGTTGGCTCCGTAGAACTGGAACATACCCCTTGCCCTACCGTCATTGCATACCGCAGTCTGCATCGCCTGGTATTTCTTCACGGATGACTTCGCCAGCTGCTGCCGGAGCCTTAACGCCTCAGTGACATCCTCATCAATATCCTCATCCTCGATCATCTTCGCCACGTCCTTCTTACCCAAGGATTCCGCCTCAACTCCCTGATCGGACAACCACTGCTTCATCTGCGCCACGCTGTTCGGATTCTCCAACTCCGTCAGATCCTTCATGGCATCCGACAGCTTATCCTTCGATATCTCATCCAGAGCAATCGCATTTTTTACCAATGTCAGATCAAGCAGGATCCCCCTGTCATTGATCTCCTGATCCAGCCAGAACTCTTCCCATACAAAATCCGGTACCGTAAAGTTATGCAGCTTCTTCTGTATGGACTGCTCCACCTCCACATCCCTCCGGTTATAAAACTTGAACAAATCCCACTTCTCCGGATCATCCTCCGGAAGGTTCCTTGTCCTTCCCCCATTGCTCTTGGTCGGCTTGCACGGAACGCAGAAATACCGAATCAGGTCCTTGCCTTCCTTAAGCTTCTGCTCTTCCAGACCCAGCACCGCACCTACGCCGGCAAGGGATAACGGCAGTCCCATATACGCGGACCATATCATGGAACATTTCCATCCCCTTGGATCCAGATACTCACCGACTGAATCCCCCTCCACGCTGTATGACGAAAAATGCTCCGGATGATTCCTCCTTAACCATTCCGACAGGCAGATGCGTTCAAAGTTACTGTTGAACGCCCATTTGGTCACATCCTCATCTGATAATGCAGCCACGATTTCTTCCGAGATCTCTTCCCCTGCTGTCAGATCGACCACATGGACCTCTCCGCCGTCCACCGCATAACCAAACAGCAATATGTCAAAATCCGGATGCTGAACATACTTGTACACGCCGCACTTATTCAGATCATTCCCGGAATAGGTTTCAATATCAATACTGATCGTTTCCATCTGTCCTCCAATCCGAAAACAGGCACCGGCTTTAGCCGCCGATGCCCGCCCTCATTACTCTGACTTTTCTTCCTGTTCCCTCTTTTTCTTCTCACGATGGTCATGGATCTTCGTCCCGATCCACATCGTAAGCGTTGAAATGATGATCACCACATTGATTGTCGTGCAGGTGATAAGCACCTGCGAATAAACAGTCTGGTCCATATCTTTTCCTTTCCGGGCGGCAGCTTCCGCCACCGCCCATAAACTCATTCATTGTCGATAGTTCCCCGGATCATGACAGGAAATCGTCATCATCCTCAGTCGCGAAATCATCCTCTGCCCTGGTCTTGCCGCCAAGAGGCTCCCCGTCACGGATCTTCTGAAGGTTATTCAGGCCACAGGCGATACCCTTATTCCCGTTGCTGTTGAAAGCGTAGAAATTGATGGATGCCCTGCCGTACACGCCGGAATATACCTCGGAACGGTCAATGATCGGATTCCTGTCCGCATCCACGATGCCCGGAGCCGTGCCGCTGTTGGCGTTGACGAAATAGGAATCTGCATACGCCTCATCATCCGGTCTTTCCGCGTCACCGTCACGGAGCGGAGTCTTCAGTACAGAGAGAGCAGGTACGGACTTTCCATTGCCCTTAAGCTTCCCCTGGCCTTCCTCATACGCGGCCTGAATGGCAGCCTGGATCTTCTCTATCGTCTTGGTATCAGACTTCGGAATGATCAGGGATACCGAATACTTAGGCGCTCCGCCATTGATCGACTTCGGCTCCCATGCGTTGACATAGCTCCATCTGGTGTTTACTCCGGTGATTACCTTTGTGGGATTAACAAACTTACTCATAGTGATTTTCCTCCTTAATTTTCACTGAAATCTTCATATGCTGTATTGATCGCCGGCCTCTTATCCGATTCCGGCACAAGTGCCGGCTTGCCCTGAGGCTTCGTGATATAAGAGCCAAGCACTTCCTCAAACTTCTTCTTGCCCATAAGGGCTGTCATTGCCGTGATGCCAAGCAGCTTCTTCTCATAAGGATCATATCCGGCACTCTCCGCTGCCGTTGCGACCGCCGCCTCATCACTGTATTTCCTGTTCGACCTGCCTTCCACAACCTTGAATCCTTCATAGTGTGTGCCGGACAGTGCCTGCTGCAGGGCGTATTCTTTCAGGTCAGCCGCCCATGCCGTCAGGCTGTCGATCCTCGGAAGGATAGCCGCGATCTCGGTATCTTCCAGAGTCGCCGGCATCTCGAAGTCATATCTGGCAAGTTCCAGATTGTACTCCGCCCGCTTCCTGCAGGTCGCCTTCACCTTGCAGAACTGGCAATGCTCACCGGCTTTGAACTCGCCCTTGCCTTCGTAAGCCAGTTCCGCCGTAGGCTTCAGGACTTCATCCGCCCACGCAAGCAGGTCTTCCTTCGTCATGGCGTATGTGCTGACATTCTCGCGCCTCGGCTGGAATATGGTCATGCTGATCTCCCTGATGTCATACAGGCCATCAAACAGTTCCAGAGCGCCTAATGCGTAACACATCATCTGCGGATTCTTCTCCGCCGATACCAGAACACCCAGGCCATGCTTGTAATCGATGATCTGCAGAACCTCATCCGCAACGATCACGCAGTCGCCGGTACCGAAGCCGTTCTCGACCCATCTGGAAAAATCCAGCCTCTGCTCGATCAGGATCTGCGGATCCGGACAGTGCTTCTTTGCCGCCTCGATCTGCTCCGTCACATAATCCCGGTAACTCTCTGCGCAGTCCTGCATTTCCTGATCGTAATAGGTAAGGTTCTCTGTCGGATCCTCCACATCCCTGCCAAGGGACTTCTCCACCAGATAGGCGCACAGTTCATGGCAGTCAGTACCCTGCTGAGCGTAGGGACTTGCCCTGTCCTCCTGCTCTGAACACAACTTTGCGGAAGGCGGGCATTCAAGCCATCTGTGGCTCGATGACGCCGATAAAAACGCATGCTTTCCCATTACTCCAGCACCTCCGCTTCCGCCATAACTGCAGCGTACTCAGCCTTGTCCAGATCGGACAGCTTGTCCGCACCATGCGCCGCAAGGATCTTCTTCACCTCTGCGGTATGGCCAGCTCTGGACTTGTCAGCCAGGAATGTCCTTACCTCTGTGAAGGTGTATTCCTTCACCGGCTCCGGCTCTTTGGCATCAGCTTCCTTCTTCTTTACGGATGCCTTTTTCTTCTCCGGGGCTTTCTCTTCGGATGATGAGAAAATCTCAGTCAGTTCCTCCGAAATACTCACCAGCTTTTCGCCGCATTCCTTCAGTTCCTGAAGCACCATACTCAACTCGCTTACCTTTGACATGCTTTGCCTCCTTCCTCAACTTCGCGGATGTCTACCGATTCCACCGTCTGCCCCGGCGATAAGAGATACACTTGTGTGAAATCTCCGAACAGGAACTTAAGGAGCCTTGCCGGAAGCTTCACGTCAGCGCCCCTCAGCACGTTCGCCTTGCGTCCGTTGGAATCTGAGACGTTGATGACAATCTTGTGTTTAATTGCCATGGTTCTTCACCTCTCTTTCTTCAGGAAGTCGTCTTCCTTACATGTCACAGGCAACAAAAAGGGGAGGATTTTTACCCTCCCCGAAAAATCTTTTAGAAATTTTTTCTGATGCAGTCGATGGCCTTGTCGTAATGAACCTTCGCCACCTTGATGCTGACGCCCATGATCTTCGCCGCTTCTGTGATCGTGCGTTCTTCAAGACCGATCAGTTCATACGCCTGTCTCTGGCGGTTCGTCATCTTATTCGCCGCAATCTCACGAAGCTTCAGCACCTCATCCGGAACCTCCATCTCCGCAAAAGGATCATAGCTTGCACCGGACAGCACACTACTCTTGCTGATGTCACCGTCTTCGCACCTGTCGAACTCATAATTTAAGGAAAGGTTCCAGTCCATCGGATACTTTTCGCCCGGATGCGCTTCTTCCCATTCCTTCTTCGCCGCCTTCTGCTCCGCCGTCATCTTCGGATGACCGTTCTTTACATTGTTGGTAACCTCATTGTCATCCATCCTGTGCAGATCCTGGATCAGAACCTCCGTCACGCCATCCTCTCCCGGCTTAATCACGTTGTAGGTTCTCCTATAACCGCCCTTGCCGTCCGGAACATCCACCGGATAACGGTACACGCCTCTCTGATCCTGCCTTGTCTTCTTGACTCTCATAATTGCCTCCTTTGCTGGCCTGGAGACAATGAGAGCAGGGTACCCGGTGCGGACTTTTGACCGAAGTACCCCGGAACCGGCTGAAAAAGAGCGCAGGAAAACAAGGGTACTTACACCCACGTTCCGTCAGCTGCCTTTATCGCAACTGCTTTTCCGTGGTATGTCGTATCCTGCCTCACTGCGCACATGTGGCCTGATATGAATTTTTATTTGAGCATCCTTTGGATACCCATCAGAACAGTCATCCGCAGATGGCGACTCTGATCCGCACCCAACTTCTCTAAAGGTCTAAGTATGCAAAACAGGCTTTTTCCGATTTCTGGCCTATATTTCTATGGAGAAACCGCAACCCTCCTATCTTTCTAAGCGGCTTTCTCTGGACTTTTTCCGGTCAAAAAACTCATTTCTAGTCTTCATCAGAACGCAAGTCTGCTTCTCTCTGATGCAATTCACTAAAGACAGCTTCATATTCTGATGGATGAAGGTCTTCAATACTCTTGGCTCCATACATTCCGAGTATCCAGTCAACCTCTGTTGCACCCATCCTTGAAGTTACATATTTTGCTGCGTTTTCTATGCTTATGAGCAAATCCATGTTATTCATCTCGATTTCACCAATCCTTGAAAATCATTGTTTCTACAAGAATTATCGCAAGAATCAAGAGCTTAAAATATGGGCGTGACCATGGGAAAAGTATGGGGAAAAATATGGGAAACAAAAAAAGACCCTCCGCTTTCACGGAAGGTCAGAATTGAGAATCGATATTATGTTTAGTCTACAAACAATTCAGGGATATTAAATTGAAGATCATGAACATCTGTTACTACACTATCATTGCCGCAATCCATAACAGTTTTTTTAACTCTATATTCACCGTCAACCTCGGTCAAATATTTATGCTGATTCACTTGTATATATGCAGCTGTCTCTCTTGAAAATCCTGCTTGCTGAAGGAAAATCGTCACAGGATTCGTTGTTCCATATTCAACATATTCGTACCAATCATTATCAAAGCTTTCACATTGATGATAGGATTTATACTCCAAGGATACCTTTCGAAAATAGTTTGATATGCTGAACAAGAGCACGTTTTCTATAACTCCCAAAGTATCGGCGATCACATAGTTTTGATGAAGCTTGGAGTCCTTATCATAATCATCAGCATACTTGATGCCGCCGACCCATACACCTCCTTCTGGATGCTTTGCTTTGTACGTAAGAGCATTACTAATAATTTGATTCAGTCCGTTGCCTCTTATCCATCTAAGAAGGATCTGCGAATACCATCTTATGACTGCATCAATTCTGTAGCGGCCTTCCCTACCAATAGTAGACTTTTCATAGATATCCCACTTAAATATTCTTCGTAGCCTCATCATGAATTCAACAACCGCCTCAAAATCTACATCATCGTTTTCGCCACTTAACGAAGGGTATTCAAGACCGTTTGCAATTGCTTCTTGAAGACTCTCTGATTGATCGTAGGACAATGTAATATCATCATTTGTCTTATCTATTGGAAAGTTTTCTTTTATAATTCTTTCCTTGTCAGAATCCAAAACCTCAGATTCAATAAAAGCTCTTCTAACTGGAGTATCTCGATCTGTCGCGATGTCTCTTGTCAATATTAAGGCAAACTTTCGCAAGCCCTCATAATCTGAACCACTAGAAGCCTGGCACTTTGAAAGCTCTACGTCTCCTTCTATAAGATCATCAACAATATCTTGATAGTGCGCAATATTGTCAGGATGATCAAGCGCCACTATCTGTGGTGGTATTTCTTTTTCGAGAAATTCTATGTAACGATTCTCCAGCGTTTTCTCGCTATCTTTTATGAGAAACACATTGCCATATAAGTTGTAGCTGATCCTGCCAACGCGTCCTATCAGATTTCTAAATTCAACAGGAGTCATCTTAGGCTGACCATTCTTATAGCTTGTAATGAAAAGATTATCCGCTGGCAAATTCACGCCTTCTATTAAAGTGCTTGTGCAGAATATCGTCCGCAGATATCCTTCTTTGAATGCTTTTTCAATGCGTAATCTGATATTTGCCGGAAGATAACCAACATGGTATGCGACACCCTTTGCAATCAGATCTGCAAGATAACAGTTGTTATGCACCTCTCTTTTAACTTCCTCAGATAGGCGTAGCAGGCGTTCATCTGTCAACTTGTCAAGGTTTGATGCGTATTTAACTGCGTATTTTATCACCTTGTCTTTAGAACTACAGTAAACAAGGTTTTGCTTGTCGCTGCCAACCTGGCTTACTATTCCAGGAAGAGAATCGTCCTTAAAATCATATTCCAATGGGATTACCGTCTTTGTGTATTCATTATAGGCAGATACCGTTTTGTCATATGTATTGAGCAAGTATTTCAGCTGACATACGGGACTATACTTCGATGCCAGCTTTCTAAATTCCTTTTTATACCCTTCCGGTATCAGCTTAATGAACACCTCCGGATTTGGAATGCTTGGTGATGCAAATATGATATTAGGATCTCTACCGGTCTGATATAGTTGTGGGATCACTTTATAATAATATGTGCTGCGTCCGCCCTTGTATGTAATCTTATGTGCTTCATCAATGAACAGAAAATGTATAGGTAGATCAGGCTTATCAATGAGCAAATGCAAGAACCGCTCCGGTGTCATCACAAATATAAAATGATGATCCTGTTGTAAAAGATAATCACCGGAAGACACAACTACTCTGTAATCCCTGTTCTTTGTCAATTCACCTTTGAGCGAATTCAAAAAACTGCTTCTCACCTCATTTATCAAGGCTTTCGTTGGCACAAGAATTGCATAGTTTTCTTCCGAACCATGTTTGATGCATTCCTCTATATAGGTCTGAACAACAAATGTTTTTCCCATTGATGTAGGACCCGAATAGCTGAAGCATTTACCCCCAAGCCCATCATATACGATCTTTTGATCTGAGAAGAAATAGGCTGCTTCTTTGCCAGGAATCCTATGATTGTCTTTATCATAGTCATAATAGATACTGTCAAACATATCAAGACTCTTAAAATCTTTAACAGTATCTGTCTGTAATGCTCGGTAATTACCTAATGCCGAAAGTACCGAACCAAGATAATACTTTACAACTTGATTTCCTGGATAGATTAAATTGAGCAGGATTGCTATTTCCTGCCCCCATAGATGATGTTTCTCTGCATTCTCCCTATGTGTTGATTTCGCAAGCAGATCTGCAAATCTTACAGCATCGCGTATATTGATTTCTTCTAGTGGTCTCTCATAACCAAATAGTTTAATCGAATAGTTTTTCCTTAATGCGTCATAGATTTCATTTAGATAATCATTCTTTTCGATGTCTCTGTAAAGCGCTTCTGACAGGGTTTCGTCTCTTGGAATCTGCATAACTAAGACCTCCCTATCATTTCTTCCACAAGGCTTACTCGTTCACCCGGAGCATCGTTGAATGGAAGAATGTAAAAATAGAAACTGTATCCTTCAAGATTATTGTCAGAAATAAGCTTCTGTATGTACGGCTCCGCGCTTTTGATATCGGATGTCATCGTTTGCTTAGCAAGAATCCGATATTTCTCATTATTTTTCTCTTCATAGGGTGTTTTAAGAGAATATCCAAGAAAACAACCAAAAGCCATATCACGCTCAGTTGTTTTATTTTTAATTGGGATCAGAACGCTCTTTATGTAATTGTTGACTTCCGGGCTGAAGATATTGTAGTTCTCTGTATTATCAATCAACTGAAATTCACCTTCGTAATTGTTATCAATCGCAATAATCTTGCTGAAGGCATTATCAATGGCAGACTGAAGGCTACCAACAATGTTTGAGGCACCAAAAACTAATTGATTAAAGGGAACTCCTCTGTTATCAGATGTAAAGAGATGTACCCCATCACTTTTGCTTTTTATAGGACCGCCGATATCATCAATCTCAATTTTTGACATGATTTTAGGAGCCTTCAATTCCTGTTCCAAGAAAACATAGAGAAGTGTTTCACCTAATAGTGATTCTGCCGATGCATCAAATGCCTGGATATACTTTAGCAATGCTCTCGAACCCAGAGCAGTGCTTCTACCCAGCTTATCCATTTTCGTAATCTTCTCACGCGAAGAAACATAATTGGTTATATTATCCAGCAGGAAATCCTTTGTATTCTTGAAGCGAAATTTGCTGTTCATTATGTCCACGCTGTATATCTGAACTGTAGATGGATTAGGCACAGCCACGGTCAAATCTGATACCTTTTCAAAAGTTCTCTTAAATGCAGGATCCATCAAACTTCTGTCCAATGGGATTATTCTCTCTGCATCGGAGCTTTCAAAATAAACCTCGATATCTGAATTTTCAAAACCGTATACAAAGTCCTTCGGTATTTCCTTAATAGCATCGAAGCATTCATTATTGTTTACCTCGGTTATGGCATAGAAAAGCACCGATGATACATAGGCAGAAAATGAGATTTTAGGTTTCTTAATTAGATTGTCCTTCTCGTATCCCTTTATATATCCAACGATGCGATAATCCGGAATTACAGTATCATCGATCAATACAGTCTTAATTGCGCGGATTACACATTCCTTCTTCGTATCCTTAACAAGGTGAGTCACATAAGCTTGAAAGTTTGCATCTACTGTTTCAAAGTCCAGTTTTTCTGCATTTGTTTTAAGATCAGACGGAACATTGTCATGCCCACTCTTTAAATGCCCAGAAGTAGATCCACAAAGACTGAAGTCAGCGCCAAATGTTTTAAATAAAGCAGCGCACAGCACATCATTCGTAACTTTACTTCCGTTACGAGCTTGATACAGTATTGTCATTATTGTACCAAAGCATAAACGCTTCATGCTGCGCTCTCCTTCCTAAGAATTCACCTTTATATTTTGGGCATTAGTGAATTGTGATCTAACGTGTTTTTGGTTACATCCCACTTTCCCACTCGCATCTTCTTTATCTTTTTTCCGTCTCCAAAATCAAGCAGATCTTCTCTTCTGAATGCATTCAACAATTTGTTCAAGCTGCCCAGGCCAGCAGAAGAAAGCAGGAATGCTTCATCTGGATCCACTAACTTGCAATACGCCCATAGCTGCCCCAAATCTCTGAGTGTAAGCTTAGTTTTCTTTGCTTCGATGAAAAAAAGCTTTATATCTTTTCCTTTTTTTGCAATAGCTAAAACATCGATTTGTATATCTACTCCATTAGCCATTTCATTTACAATTTCATATTTTGCGAGCACTCTATCGAGACGCTCCGCATGCGCATCGACTGCAACTACATCATATTTTTTGTATTTGTCCTTAACATATTGTTCCAGCCAGATACGCATAGGTTCATATAAGTCTTCTTCTTTCATTCCGACCCATCCTTTCCATATCCTAGATCCTTTGCAATATCTGTCCAACTATCATAATGTTTGCCCCTAATTTCTTCAGGAATGAATTCATCATCTTCTCCTGGATGATGGGTTTTTTCCTTTATTCTCTGCGTCAGTTCCCAATAATATCTATGGAGACGTGCAGCTGCATCTCTCCCTGCCATTACATACGGTTTCTTCTGTTCCTCAGCAAAATAATCCAAAGCTTGTTGCTTATGCAGAACAACAAAACCTACCGGCTGATATTCAAGTGCCCATACTTTTACCTGATGTTCCTTTTTCCAAAAATCAGGTTTTCCCTCGTTATATTTTTTTAAGTTTCCATCTCTCATATTCGGATGTGCCCAGTCAATCGCTTGAACCGGAATATCTATGCTTTTCAGCAAATTGCAAAAATCAACTACTAATTCCCAGTTATGCGGTATCTCAAAATACACACGATAATTAGGTTCGGTAAAAGCATAATTACTCCGCCGAATATAACCAGTGACATCAGCAAATCCCTTTACAAACTGTTTTCTTTCATCGTATGTAAATGAATACACTTCTGGCGATATTCTTGCATTATCTGAGGATGTGGCTCCCCCTATATAGCGAAGCACCTCTCGCATGAGATAATCTTCATTTGGTTTTCTAAATGAAAGAAGTGAGACATTGGTGCTCTGCGTAAAAGTCAATGCCGTTCCCAATAATGGCTCCAACACTTCCCTAATATCCGTAATGCTCGCTCTCACATAAATACCCACATCATGTTGAAACTCTGTTTCTAACTTCTTGTGCGGTATATCAATGGTTATCGTTGTTTCAGTAGCACCTCTTTGTATTTCTCCGTTACCTGTAACCATTCCAAGCAAATATGACATTTCAACATTCATAATTATTTCCCTCCTACGACGAAGGTAGCCTCTTTCATTTGTTTCGGATGGAAGAGTTTTTCATATGGATCGTGTATCGCAATTATGTCAGGCGCTTCTCCTTTGAGCAATCTTTCAAAATTGTTTATTTTTAAGAGAACATATTTCTCTCTTCTCAGCTCCATCTCCTGCATTTCAACAGATGTCATGCTAAAATACGGATATGAGCGTTTACTGGTTTTTACCTCAATATAGACTACTCTTCCTGAATTTAGCTTAACAACTATATCACAACCCTTACCAACTGATTTGTCATTCCACTTTTTGACGTCTTCAATGAACGGTCTTTTCCTAGTATTATCCGTTACTTGATAATCTTCAGCAGCGTTCTGAACTCCATCATTAAACCATTCTATTTCATAGTCGCAATCCTCTGGAATTGACAGTTCCCCCAGCAATGTTCTATCTCGCATTTTAAGAAGATAAGAAATATACTCTTCGCCTGCCCACCCCAGCTTCAACATCTGATTATGTGTAAAACCGCTGGTTATTCTATCTTCTCCACCATCGCCCTTCTTCTCAGATCGTCTTGATATTGTCCTTTCCTCGTAATTAAGTGCATTAGGAGAAGTTAAATTATCCTCGCCTTTTACCAGTTCTTCTATGTGATGAATAAATTCCCTATATCCATCAAACCCCTTCCTGAAGGCATCTAATTCAGGCATCTGGTGTTTATGGAATACGATGTCTCTTATAAGTTCTGAGTCCTGAGGTGCCTTAGTAAATTTAAATCCATACTCTTTTACAAGCTCATCGATAAACTGCGTGTTATTGATTCTGTTTCCATATCTCCCATCCAAATGGTCCCTTAAAAAATCAGGACACCCTTCTGTATCATTTAAATATATTCTAAATTGACGTCCGAATTTGTCCGCTTCATAGGGATACTCTTCAGAATAACTGTTTTTATACTCTTCTCTAAATTGTTCTGTTTTTCCTTTCGGTACAGTTGCTTCAATAGACCCAATTACGCCCGGTACAGCTAAATAACCTATCGCTTCAAGCTTGTCTGCTATAGAAGGCCATTCCCAACCTGCCATATAAACTCACCTCTCTTGTCACTGATCTTTACGCTACACTATTTTTTACTCCTCAAAAGCAGCACTAATCTGATCCGCTATAGCTTTTGCTAGTAACGGTGGAACAGCATTTCCTATTTGCCTTCTGACATACACCTTTGATCCATAAAAAATAAAGTTATCATCAAACGACTGTATTCTCGCTGCTTCTCTCGGTGTGATGGCTCTGTTCAGATAGGGATGATTATTTGTCCCGTTTGAAGAAGCATCAAATCTGGTATCGATAGTCGGCGAGACATCGTCCCACTTCAATCTACCCCAAGTTGTTTTGAACTTCTGATTTCCATGCATTTCTGAAGGCAGGAACTCCTTACCCTGTTCAGGAGGAATAAGCTTTAATTTATCTATTGCAATCTGTTTATGATTCGATGCTTTATGGTTGTATAGCTTTTTGCTGCCATTTCGCATCAGTCTTTGATAATCAGTCTGTGGTTCTGTGATATATTCCTGCTCGAAATCACCCTCGCCAGATTCAAGATATGAAAGGTCACTGATAGCATCTCTTACCGATGTGTGTTTTCCATCAGTCGGCACAGGCAGAGTAATTTTCCTACCTTTAGTACATATAAAAATTGCTCTTTCCCTTGACTGTGGAACTCCAAAATCTTCAGCATTCAACACTCCATATTCAACGGAGTATCCCAGTTCTTCGATAGCTTTCAGAATTTCTTCCTTAAACCATCCGTTTGATGCCAGTAGTAGACCTTTTACATTCTCAATAACAAAAACCTCAGGTTGTAATTCTTTAACCAGATTCAAGTATTCGCGGAACAAGAAGTTCCTTGGATCCTTAAGTCCAAGCTTTTTCCCTTTCATAGAATATCCCTGACACGGCGGTCCACCTATTATCATATTAATTCCTATTTTTCTTGAAAGATCGATAACCTTTTCCTTGACAGAGACATCGGTTATATCCCCAACAAGGACTTCAGCTTGTGGTATATTTTTCTTAAAAGTATCTGCTGCTTTCTCATCGAAATCCAGAGCAACAACTGTCTGGAAATGAGGATTCTTATCCATGCCATATGAGAATCCACCCGCACCACAGAAGAGATCTAAAACCTTAAAGTCCATGATTCTTCACCTCTTGTTTTATTCTACGAATCAAAATTCTCTTGAACTGATCCTTACCATTTATTCTTGGCTTAAACAGATCAAACTCATTATCCGATCCGTGATTTGCTTCTCCAACTATTTCAAACTGAAACCCATTATGATACTTCAAAAATGTTATAGGTACACCCATTATTCCGTCATAATCCATCGGAATATTAGCTACCCGACTTACATTAATAGCATCATAGTCATCATACTTTGGATACGCTTCTTCATCATATGTCTGAGTAAGCTTAAGTTCCTGATGCCGCTTAGGAATATCCAGATTCGTAAGCCACATCGCATTACCCAAACTTCTCCATTTCTGCCCCTGATCATCTACCCAAAACCTAGTCTTTCTCGGTTCAGTATCATTAGGAACACGAAATGCCATATCTCCAAAGCGATAACCAACCCACGCTTTATTCTCCTTTATATAAGGGAATATTTCCTTATATGTAATAGCATTCTGATTTCCTATGAGCAAAAACTGCTTGTCATACTTTACAAGCAAAGAGAATAATGCTGCGAACAAACTAAACGGCGGATTTGTACAGCAGATATCACATTTCTTTAAATACTCCAGACATTCGTCAGAGCGAAAGTCTCCGTTCCCTTTAAGTTTTTTTACACGTCCTTTTTTCCGAAGGACCTGTCGAATTGTTTCGTCATCTATCTCCTCACCATCTGTTCCAGGCATTTTAGATATTTCTAACACAAAACCATTTTTTGATGTTAAAGGTTCTCCATTTTCATCTGTAAGCGGCAATGTCATCTGTACATTGTCTTTAATAGTATCTATTTTTGACGCACTATATGAAGTGCAAATCAGTTTTTTGATCCCAAGCCGATTAAAATTTCTCATAAAGAAATATGAGAAGTTCGACTCGAACGGATCGTCACAATTACACAAAACTATCTTCCCTCTAAACTGATCTTCATAATGAGACAGTTCCTCAGCTATAGTTTCATACGTTGTATACCATTCATCAGTATTAGCGGAATATTTTGCGTTATTCAATATTGAATTACCAGACATAATATCAGCCTCTCTTTGAGATAAATTTGCTGTCATTCAGCGTTTGCACTTTTTCCACTATTTACCCATGCATCTATCTCAGAACACTTAAACTTCCAAAACCTACCGATTTTATGTGCCGGCACTTCGTTTTTAGGGTTTCTGATCCAACTCCGAAGTGTAACTGGTTTTATACCAAGATAATCAGCAGCTTCATCCAGGCTAATATATTTTTCTTTATTGAGAGTATCCATTTGCAATCCTCGTCTCTTCCAAACTATCAATATACAATCAGCCAAGATATAGTGTACCATAAATGCACGATTATTTCAAGGGTGTTATTTGTTATTTGTTTATATTTCAATGTTGTTTATCGTTGTTATCTTGCATATTACGCAAGGATCAAATTCACTTAATGAAACCTGATCCCTGCGGTTCATTCTCACCATTTTCTTCCGTTCATCTGCCACCGGTCATGCCCCCGGATACTCCGTACCGCCTGACGCAGAGTGTTCGCCCTGCCGTGCTGGTGGTACGGATGGGAAGCCTTGTGCTTGTGGAAGATGATCACCGTTCCCTGCTCCGGATACTCCGGATTATGCAGATACCAGTAATGCCCGGTATTTCTGGACATGATCGTTACATCATAGGCATCCGTGGTGATAATATTGAAATACTTCGGATCCAGACACTTCAAATCATCATTACTGAACAT